ATGGCGCAACGGTTGCTTGAGGGCGAATACGAAAACGTCATCGACGTGAGCGAGAAGGCGAGCGCCGAAGAACTGCGCCAGTTGCGGCAGGAGAACCGGAAGCTCGATGAAACCCTGAGAGGGGTTCGCAATGAACTCGGGCAGGCGCTCGCGGATAAAAAAAATATCGAGCGCTCGATCCGCGCGTTGCGGACGCAACTGGCTCCGCTACACAGATATCTGCGCGCGCTCTTCGGAGAGATCGAGCTGGCCGTGGGTGAAGAAGACGCGGTTCCCGCCCCATCAGCAACGGGAGCCGCAACCGCCGCCGCCTCGAACGGAAACGATCCGCGCTGGGAATCGTACAAAAACGGCTTCCCCGGTGTGGCCGCGAAAATCATTGACGCGCTCTTGGCTCACGACGAAATGAACTACGTGCAACTGAGCGCACTGCTGAAGCACAGCTACGACACGATCAAGGGCGCGGCCGCAAAACTTCTGAAAGCGGGCGCTCTCTCGAAAAATGGAAAAGCCGTTCGTCTGAATCGCTGACAAGGTTTGAAGGAGAACACCATGGCTTCAACCGCAACCACGCGCGGTAACTACAACGACTCGTACGCTCCCACACTCTCGCTCGAAGTGCGGCAGGAGCGCAGTCCCTGCCGGAAGATTCCAATTCCGAAGCTGCAACTGGCGCGGGCCATCCTCGATTTGTACCGGATGGGACTTATCGAGGAAGTGGTGGACGAGAAAGGCGTGCCTCGATTCCGGCCTACGGAGAAACTTCTGTGACCTTGCTGCCTGAGAATCCCGCACCGATCTCCTCAGTCGGCATGGAGGGAGAGGGAGGCGGCGACGTTGAGCACACCGTCGCCGTCCTCGATCCCTGGGTGCAGGAGATGCGCTACTGCGAACGTTGCGGCGGCTGGGAGATTTGCATCTTCGCGTGGGAGTGCGCCGAAGGAAGAATCGGCTGTTGTCTGGGATGTGGAAGGCCAAGGGCGGAAGCCTTCACGCGGATGAACTCGGAGGCGGCCTGATGCGACGTCGACCACAAGGCGAGATCCTCTGGTGCCCGAACGATAAGAACGTCGAGAAGCGTGCGGGCTGGTCCTTCCCTCCCGTCGTTGAAGCGAAAATGCGCGATATCTGTGGCGCGGGCAGCGTGGTGCATCTTTTCGGCGGCCGCGCCACATTCGGAACCCGGCTTGACGTGGATATTGCGACGGATCCGCACGTAATCGGCGACGCCTGGCTGCCGCCGTTTGCGATGGCCAGCTTCGACACGGTGATCGTGGACCCGCCGTACTTCACGATGGACCGGGAGATGCTTGGGCAACTTGCGGCGGCCGCAGCTTATGTCGCGCGTTTTCAGGTTCTCTGGCTGCATCAGCTTTGGGCGCCCTCGCAATTCGGGCTGAGGCTTCAGTATTACTGGATGATCCGCGTCGGAGATAACCATTACGTGCGCGTGCTTCAGCAATTCCTCCGCACGAGCCGTGTCGTCACGCCGCTGAAACACTTCACGCGAGGTCCGGCCATGAAATACAACCGCTGGCTCGCGGGAGAAATGCCGCTTCCCTTTCCGAAGTGGCCATCGCAAACCGAACCGATCGCGCAAACGGATATCGCGGAAAGGAGCGCCTGAGATGCACTCCGAACTCTTCAACCTCTGGCGCTTCGTCCTGGCAATCGCCAAAGTTCTGCTGATGACCGGGCTGGGGCCGGGAATTGTGCTCGTGTTTTCTTTGGAGGTAATTTATGCCGCAAATTTTGCTTCACAAACAGCCGCTAACCGCAGAACAGATCGCGAAGCTCGACGCTCAAGGCGTGATCGCCATTCACACGCAGAGGCCGGAGGATTTTCAGTTTTTGGATTTGCGCGTCCCGCAGATAGAAATAAACGACATGGTTTGGGCGCTGCTGGATGCGGCCAACACGGAAAACACTTATTCGACCGAAGTGCGGCGCAAGTTTGTGGCGAATCTCGCTACACTGGCGGAAGAGAAGCGGGCGAAGAATTCAGAAATACCAGTTCCGGGGGCGGGCAGTTAGCCCCTGTACTCGAATTTGATTCCAGTGAAGTCAGATTCGGGGCAACAAGCCCGCCCCGGAAAGAACAAACGTGGAGGACAGCATGAAAGCACGAGACATAAAGGGTACGAAGTCAGAGAAGATCGTCAGGGTGCGGGGGAATCTTTTACCGAAGCGGGTGTTCGTTAAGTGGGACTTTGGGAACAATGAAGACCCGTGGCTCACTTCGGCGGAAGGCGTGGAGGAGCTGGCGGAGAAGGGCGAAACTGTCTACATCGGCGAATATCGACTGGTGCAAGTCCGCAAGGTCGAACTGGAATTGAAGCTGCGGGACGTGTAGGGGAAGCCCGGCCCGGAAAGTCAGGCAAAGGAGGACAGCATGAGCAAGAGAATTGAACTGGAGACGGATACAGGCAATACGCAGACCGTCGAAGATGATCGACCGATTCGCGTTTGGCAGATCGGCCCGGACGGAACCGAGTACTACGCCGCGCATTCCGAAGAGGAGATGAAGCGGTACTACCGCAATGTGTTGGGACCGCGTGACCGAGAGACCGCCGAAGACGATTTGATTCATCACTTCGAGGAGGTCGAAAACCTCGACGAAGAATTCGAGTTCGACGATGACGGCGAAAAGGCGACGACCACATGGCGGAAATTAGCGGAATCCGGAGCGGCTCTGCCATGCCAAATTTCTACGGGGTACAACTGAAGCCCGCCCCGGAAAGTGAGGAGAGCGTGAGCCGGTTGAATTGGACGCCGATTAAGCAAAGGGCGGTCAAGGCTGCTGAGTCGCTCGGCCATAAACTCGGCCCCTTTGAGCGCGGTTATCTCAGCTACACCGGGCAACTCAAAATGGCGTCATGTGAGCGTTGTTTCGGTTGCTGCTGGGTTGCCATCTCTCAGAGGGGATTCGTCGCGGGCGGGCGTCTCCTGAAGTTTCGCTGCGGAACTCCTGAAGCTGCCGGACTAATTGGCGACGACGTGAGGGCTGCATGACCGAGCACTTCACCCGCAACACGATATCCGCAACCTTCTACTGCAACAAGTGCGGGAAGCCGACGCCGCACCGCATCGACGACCGCCGCAAAGGGCCGTGTCTGGAGTGCATCGCTAGACTGGAGCGGCAGCACGGCGAATTGGTGAAACCGGAAGTGGAGCGGCAGTGGAGTTTGTTCGCATGAGCGCCGACTTCGCACTCGATTTTTCCGGCGATCCAGTTCCCTGCGACTTCCCCGGTTGCGTCCTCGATTTGTTCCATGACGGCGATCACGTTATCGGTGTCGAAGTTGTCGAGAAACATTTCCGCGAAGCTGGAATTTCCACGAAGCGCAAGAACGGCGACCTCTACGTCCGGTGCACTGATGCGACGTTTGCATATCTGACCGGGCCGCGTCCGCAGATTCTAGCTCCCGTCGCTTGCACCTGCGCCCAACGTCCTTACCCGCACGAGTTGAGCGTGCATAACGCCATCCGATTTGAAAGCCGCGCTATGCGCTGGCCGTGGAGCCTGCGCTTCGCGCCGAACATGGAGGCACCATGACAGAGTTTCTGATCGCACAGAACGACGACCCGGAATTGCTGGAATGGCTTGCGGCAGCGGATGAGTATGGCGGCGGCTTCGTGAGAGCGATTGCCCGCGCCGGGTTAGTCGCAGACTTGGAGAACTACCCGCTGATCCGTCCACTGCTGATCCAGATGCGTGCGAAGTATCTAGTCTACGAGCCGAGCGACGAAGTGAAGCGCGAAATTCGGGAGAGAGAGCGATGAACTCCCGCGACTTGATCTCCGATCTCCCGCTCGGCCCCGGCGACCGCCGCGCAGCCTTGTTGCAAGCCCGGCTCATCTTCCGCTATCTGGCCGACCACGTCGAGGAAGCGCGCCTCGGCGAGAGACAGCGGCTCTGCGACGCCACCGATTTCAAAGCCTGGCTGCGGGAACTGGCCGAGGAAGTGCGCAAGATCGGCAACTTGTCTCAAGATGTCACAACCGGACTGAAGGTGTTCCCGCCCGCCCCACAGAAACGCTACGGCGAAGCGGACTGGTGCCCCGACTGCGGCCACATTCATGCCGACGACGAGGAGTGCGGCTTCCCGATCGGCGGGGGACGGAAGTGCCGGTGCGAAAGGGCGGTGGTGGCGTGAACCCGGAACAGTTGATTAAATCGTGGGCCGATGATTCCGCTTACCATGCGATTGTCTGGGCGCATGATTGGAACCCGTTTTCGCGTGGAGTGCGATGCCAGTGTGAAGCGTGTGGCAGAGCATGTTCCGTCTGGCCTGTCGTCGCCAATAAGAGGGCTGCGAATCCCCGGTTGCACATTCTGTGCCGCGCGAAGTGCATGGCGATCTCGCTTAAAGTTAACGGGCCAATACCTTTCGGTGGCCCGATCAAAAACAACGTGCTGCCCGAGAAGCTCGAAAAGTTTGGAGGCTGAGTGAGCTACCGCGAAGAGAACGGGCAGGTGGTACTGACCATGAGCCGGCAAGATTACGAAATGATCTTGATGGCTCTCGGTTCCTTTACCGCGATGATCTGGAAAAACGGCGGCGAACACGTGAAAGTTGTTTCGCTACTGAACCGTCTCAACGAGGGCAACCCGAACTACACTCCGTACCAGGTAGAGCAGAAGAAGTGAAAGGCGTCGATTCAATGAAGGCAAGTTTCATGGAAGCCGAAAAGGATTTCCTCGATTTCCGAAAGACGCGGGAATGGAGTCCCGAGAAGGAGCGCTTGTTCTCCTGTGTCATCGGCGCGGCGATAGCTTGGGGATGCGAAATCGGCCTGAGTGTTTACCGAGAAAATGCGTCCCGCGATATTCTTCGTCAGGCAGCGGCGCTCGGAAAAATCCCGCCTAGCCCTTCGCTGAATTGCACACCCAGTGCGCCGCCCTGTTCCAATCCTGACCGTCCTTAACGATCCGGTCGTCCCGCCACGCTGCTCCCATGCCTCTACGTCGCTGATGTTCAAAGGTGGCATGGTTTAGGGCCAATTTCTTCCCGCAGAGGCTGCAGTGGCCTCCCTGACGCTCTAGCATCACCTTTACGCGGCGTTTGTATTCCCTCCATCCCGCTAGAGAATCCACGCAGACTTCCCTTCCGTCCGGGTAGACACGCACGGACCCGGCGAGGATGGCGGTGTAGCGCAGGGAGGATTCGGGATAGTCATGGGAGCGCGGGATGGGCCTTCGTCGAAAGGTCACGGTTTGATTCTTCCCTCGACGCGGATGTAGACGTAGGGCTTGTCTCGGAATTCTTTCAGGAAGCGGTCTACATCGCCGTCCTGCATCAACAGTTCGTCGATCTCCCCGATTGCCCCTTTCGCTTTCATCTCTGAGGCGATGTGCCGGACCGTCGCAATGGCAAAACTGCGAGTGCAGGACGCCTTCACGCCATAACTGCTTTTCTCGTCTGCGGAATCGAACACCTTGTCGTCTTTGTGGTAGCGGAAGCGGTAATTGATCTGGTACTTTTTCTCCGGCTCGGTTTCGCTCACCCCGCACATCCAATCGCAATCGTCGGTGAGAGCGAGGAACCAGATGCCGACCGTCTTTTCGTCAATATTCAGCAGTGCCATGACTCCTCCTTCCTCGGGAGCGCGGGATGGGGCGGCGGCGGATCAAAATTGAATCTCGACACCGTTTTTCTTCAGAACTTCCTCGATCTTTTCGGCCATCTCCTTCGCTAGGTCGGTGGCGGCGTTCCCGTGCTGGTAGCTCTTGATGCAGTGTCGCGCCGCTTCGAGAACCTTCAGTAGGTCGCCGTTAGCCTGACACGCGCGTTCGATTTTTTCGGTGCGATGCTTCAATCCGTCCAGAGCGGGCCGTCGAGCGAGAACTTCGTCGATTGTCTGGAGTTCCATATTCGCTAAGTCCAATTTCAGCGCCAAGTCCTGCAAAAGTTCGTTCTGCTCCATGTTGGTCTCCTCAGTGCCGAGCCTCACTCGGCAGACCGGATATAAGGAAATTGTTATACCCGGTTTCGACCTGATTTTCGATGGCCCTTTCCTCCCTCGGGCCTTCGGGTTTGTTCTCGGTGTCGCAAGCAGACGGAGGGCCGAGAAGATGAAAGGCTAGAACGGCAACTCCCACTCCTCCGATTCGCCCCGGTCGTACTCGGCGATGCAGTCGTGCATCTGGATCAGCACCGTGTCTTTTGAGGTCATGTCGTGGACCGCGATTTTCTCGTAGGCGTGCAGGATGCGGAGGCCGCGCTCCAGTTGTTCGACGGGCAGCGCGTCTGCGGCTTCCTTCGACTTCACTCCGAAGATCAGTTCCGAGATGGCGATCCGCACTTGCTTGTCCTCTTTGCCCTGTCCGGCGAAGTGAAGATCGAGACAGCCTTTGATCTCGGCCGACATCACTTCCCGGCGCTGGCGCTTGGCGTAGAACTCGCCGTTGCCCTCGTTGTCGATCATGGCTTCCGAGTTTGCGGTGGTGTCGAGCGTGGTGAATCCCATCGTCTCCTGGACGGCGGCGAAGTGTCCGCGAAGGCTCTGCCAGACTTGCGCGTAGCCGCCCGGTTTGTAGCCTGCTTTGTCGGACCAGCGGAACTCTTTTCCGTTCAAGGCCCAAGTCCGATCCTTGAGCACATAGGCGACGTGGTTCATACGGCCTTCGCCATCGGTGATCTTCCCGTCCTTGCGGCGCGGCTTGATTTCGAGCTTCATCCGCAAGACCAAGTGGGGCTCGTACCCGAAGTTATTGGACCCGCCGGCCTTCATCTTTTCGCCCGTCTTGACTTTCGTGATCGCGCCTTTTTCGTCGATCAGATCATCGGTCACGTCCCCAACGCGGCCCAAGCCGATGCAGTGCAGTTTCGAGTTAAGGAAGTGGGCCACGTAGTCGGTCCACATGGCGTTCAGTTCGTTGCCCCAATTGTTCGGCGATTTCTTGCGGACGGTTTTCAGCAGCTCGATCCAGATTTTCTGCAACTCGACCATCCAGACACAAGCCCCGGCGCGTTCGGCGTCCCGCAGATCGGTCATCATCCCTTGAAACGTGGGCACGGTGCGAATCTGGAAGTCGATCTTCTCCGGCGCGAAGATGGTGCGCCTGGGGAACTGCATCCCCAGCTCAGGATCGGTGCCCCAGACCGGAGCGCCGCCGTAGAACTCTTTCGAGATTGCCGCGGCGTAGAGGCAGGCGGTCGCGGTTTTCCCCACTCCCTGTTCGCCGAAGATGGCGAGTTTGGTAGGGATGATCTGGATGGGCTTCTTCTCTAGGTTGTGAATCAAGTGCGGTTGAACACTAGGCTGCGTTGGATTGGTGATCGGTTGTGCTTGCGCTGACATGTTGATTCTCCTTTTTCTGAGTTTGGGATTTGTGGAATGCGGTGATGCGTTCGTCGGCCTCGCGGTACATCGTGAGGGCTTCGAGTAAAGTTCGGACGGCGGACGGGACTTCTTTCAGGTTGAGGAAGGCCAGAGCGACAGTTGCCGCGCCGACCACTCCATAGGCGGCATGGTCACGGTCGCGGCAGAGGAGAGAGAATTCGGAGGGAGTGTTTCTCATTTCACTTCCCCCGGCTCCGTGATCAGGACGTTGCCCACAACTTCGTCGCCCGGAATGCCTCCCGCTTCGACTAGCAGCTTCGTCGCTTTCTCGTTGACGATGAGAAGTCCGCCTTGCAGCTTGCCTTCCTCGTCCATCCACATCGTGCGTCCATCGGCGAGAGCGATCGCCTGTACCGTTTTGCAGCCGATGATGGCGTAAAGTTCGCTGAGACTGAATCCTCGCTGAGGAATTCGCGGTTGCACTGTGGACTGGTCTCCGTTTGCATGAATGAGTTCAGCCACGGCTCACCTCCCGCCAGTGCCGGGCGCAGTAGTCCATTTCGCGGGCTACGTCATGCACGCGGGCGATTTCTAGGCAGGGCTGGCCGTCGCACGCGCCCCAGACGGATTCCGGGGACTCGTAGCAGCAGAGAGAAAGAGTTTGTTCGGGAACCACCTGTGGAAATTGCGGGTGGGGGAGAACTGGTAGAGTGCTGTGAGCCATGCGGCCTCCCATTTAGGTCGTTTCGGTTAGGGCGGATCGGGTGCTACTAACACTCGGTCTGCCCGTTTACACCATGTATTCTCTCACCTTGCTTGCAAGCTGTCAAGCACTAAAATAGAAAGTTCTTGTGTTCTTGCCTGCAAGGTGGTACCTTGCCTACATGGAAGTCAGCGAAATGGCTCGGCTCGGTGGATTGGCCCGTGCAGAGGGTCTTACGGCGAAGCGGCGACAAGAAATCGCAAAGAAAGCTGCAAAGGCCGCTGCTGCCGCCCGCACGAAACGGGCCAAACAGAAGAAGGTGAAATAAGTGGCTAGCGATTCGCCGGCTTCGGCGGGTGCCGAATTCGGCTTCGGGGCGGCGATGGCGATGATGCGGCGTGAGTACCTACTTATGAGAAAAGCGCAACGCGTTACCCTCATTCTCTATTTCTTTATGCTCGCGTACTGCTGTGCCTGGATTCCTTGGAAGGGGACAAACGATCTTGGTGGTCAGCGCATGGGTTATGGTTGGGTTTGGGCTGGGCCTCGGTACCCTAAACCGCCTGCCCCACTTGCCGTTCCTACTACAACGCCAGAGAAAGCCGATCAACCTGTGGCTTCATACGAATCTTGGGAGGTGGAGGAAGGTGATCCTGTGGGAGACCAGCACCGCGAATGGGATTCCATGTCGCGATTTGCCATTCCAGACCTGACGTTGTTTTCGTTCCGTATTATCGCCGCCAGCGCTCTGGCCGGAGCCGCTTTTATCGCAAGCCTCCCCAAGCCCGCCGCTGGTCCAAGGTGAAGAAGGTGAAGACATGAAACGGCTGCTCTGCCTATTGCTGGCAATCTTGGGGATGGTGGGGATGGGTTGGGGACAGGATGCGATAGGCTTTGTCCCGCGCTGTCCACAAGATAATGTATGTCTCTGGCAAGACCCCGAAGGCCGCTGGCACCTTGAAGATAACGCGGGCGACTTTCTCGTTGACCTAAAGAAGTTGCTCGCACCGTCCGAGCCGATAGACGTACCGGCAATCAAGGGGGAGCCTTCCGACCTTAAGATTATCGCCGCCGACCACGCGCAGTGTCCTGCGGGATATGAGGCCGATTGGAACTACAACCGGGACGCGTGCCTGTACTCCCCTGACCAGAGCTTGTGTTACGCAGAACTGATGTGCTACCCGTTAAAACAACGATGGACTTGCACCGACAAATCCCGCATCCTACTCACCGCCGAGGACGGGAAGCACTGGTGCCACAAACCGCAGAACTAGCCTCCTGTTTACTTCCCTGATTCCCCCGCCCTTGCTCCCTCCCTCCCCTAGATGTATCTGTGAGGGAGAACCACTAGGAGGCCACACTCATGTTCGACGTTAACCTGAAAGTCCCACTCTCAACCGTCACCACCACCCTCTCCCGCTATGCCAAACGCGCGACCACGGCGACGGAAAAGAAGTACCTCTACGAGATCGCCGAGGCCTTGGGGACGGCCATTCCCAATGGGTCACCCGGCTTCCATGAAGAATTCTTGAAGGAGTGTGGGATCAGCCCAAGCTGGGCGAACGTCGCCGCCTAGAAAGCGGGCGTCAGACACGCGCGTGCTAGTAGCGGAAGGCCCGCTCAACCGGGGCGGGCCTTCCGACTCATCGCGGCCACCCAAGCGGCCATTCAAGACCCACCCTCTTCCCTGTTTCAAAAATGTTCAAAAGTGCACAGATTCCAGTGCACCAGAAGGCGCATTCTTTCTTTAACCTCGGGGGAGGTGTAGCGTGGCCGCTTTTAACGACTGGAAGCAACGTCTTCTCGATTCCGCCGGGTCGGTCGCCGCCGCCGCGCCCGTGCGTCGCCTCGGGGACTTCGTACTCGAACTCTTCTGGAAAGACGGCTGCGAACCGACCATGAGCGGTCTGCTCGAATATGCCGAGGCCGGATTGTGCCGCCGCTACAACATCGTCGCCTCCGCAACGCGCCCGTCGTTTCTGTCTCCGTCTCCGTCTCCGCCTTCCCCCTCGGAACCTGCCTCCGCCTCCGAGCGCTCAGCCTCAGAATTCTAACGATACGGCCCATCGGTAACTTCGCTTCCCTGCCCGTTTGCCCTACAGTGGTTCCGGATACGAACCCCATGCTCTTTCCCCAAGAGCGCGGCAACTGCATACCCGGTCGATGCCCGGCGCTTTTCAAAGATCCTTCCTTAGCGGGGACAAGTGCGCCCCAAATCCTTCCCATCATGGCTGCAACTGATCTAGTTCCCTGCTTCTACACAGGGCAGGATTTTCGCTGGGAGCGTCCGACTGAATTCCGCCCGCGCGCCGAACTCCACCGGCTCAAAACATTGAAACTCGGCAGGTTCGACCAGCACGGGAAAATCTTCCTGTTTTTCAAAGCGATTACACAGAAGATGCAGCGGTTCTTCGACGGGCCCCTCGGGACGGGCAACGTGCTTCCCTTCGCCAAAGTCCACAACTACGGGGACAAACTCCACTACCAGATCCCCATGGCGGGCGATAAAACGGCATTTGCCCGGAGCCGATCGCGCAACATCCAAGTTTCCTCCCGCGTCCTGTTTTCCCAGCCCGGGATGCAGTGGCGGAATTACATCCGACCCGCCATCGCCTGATGTGCACTTCATCAAGCCTTTAATCTCACGCATCGACTCCATGCACAACGCCATAGACCACGCCAAAGCCGTCGGCACCTACAACGCGATGGACCGGTCCCGGCAGTATGAATCGGTCGACAACTCCGAACTGGTGCGTGCGGTCAACGAGAGTTGGACCCGGATCCGGCGCCACGAGCGGGCCATGGGCTTGAAAGATAAAGAAATCGACAGCTTGACGAAGGCCGTCAGTCGGTACCGCATCGCCAACATCGCCCTCACCTCGATCCTGACCGGCCTGGCCTGGGAAGGCGCAAAGGCTCTGGTTACCTACCTGGCGTACCGATGAAAGACGGATGGGATGGCTAAAGCCTTAGTGGCGCTGAATCCCGAGGAAGTGTATGTGATCGGCGCGGCCGGGTTCTGGCTGAAGCAGGCGCAACGAGCGGCCAGCGAGCGAAGAATCTTCGCCGCCTTGGAGCGCAAGTTCAGGGAGTGGACCGAGAGCGACGGGGACGTGAATAGCCTGGCGAGCTAGGCTGCGCGTGCAACTCTACTAAAAACCTTTTGCCTTGGAAATATATCTCCGACGAGGCGGCAGCATGAACGTCGCCCTCTATGCCCGCGTTTCCACCGACAAATGTGAGATCTGCGGCAAGAATCCCTCCTCGCACCACGAAGCCGGCGGACACCAGTTCCGCGGCCAGGATCCAGAAGTGCAGTTGCTGGAGCTGCGAGCCTGGTGCGTAGCCCAGAAGCACACCATCATCCGCGAGTACGTGGACCGCGGCGTTTCCGGCACCAAAGCCTCCCGTCCCCAGCTCGATGAATTGATGGCGGATGCGACCAAGGGCTTGCGCGATATCCAGGCGGTCGCCGTCCTGCGCCTCGATCGTTTCGGTCGCAGCGTGCAGCACCTGCACAAGACCGTCGGCGACCTGCTCTCGGCCAAGGTGGATTTCGTTAGCGTCAAAGACAACTTCGATCTCACCACTCCCATGGGAAAGCTTTTGTTCGGCATCCTGGCGGTGTTCGCCGAGTTCGAGCGCAACGTCATCGCCGAGCGCACCAAGGATGGCCTGAAGAAAGCCCGCACCGAGGGCCATATCCCGGGCCGCAAGATCGATCCGGTGAAAGGTCCTTCGAAGACGACGCTGTGGCGCCAGCATGTCGGCGCCCGAGCCCTGGCGGCGGTCCTGGCCTGCGCCGTGATCATCGTGAGGCTCGGAAAGCTGCTCGGATGAGGTTCCCAACCCATACCTTTGGAAACCCGCATCGCTCTGGCCGTTTCCATTCGGTCGTAAGGAAACATCAACGACTTACGAGGCATTGGAAACACCGTAAAGTCTTGAAAACACACGCCGAGTCAGCGCAAGTCGTTGGTTTCATAAGGGGTTAAGCGATGAGGGAACGAATCTTAATCTGGCTTGCATGGCGGATGCCGAGGGGGCTGGTCTACTGGTGCGCCATCCGCCTCATGGCTCATGCGACGGTGGGACGCTATTCCAACCAAGTAGTTCCGGAACTGACGGCGCTCGAAGCACTGAAGCGTTGGGACGACAACGATCCCGTCATGTGGAACCCCTACAACAAATGCGTTCAAGATCACCGCGACGGCACGATCCACCAAGAGCGCACCAACGCAGAACGCGAGTTGCGCGGCCTGCCGACGCCATGGAGTCCCGCTCTTGCGGATGGCGAGATGCGACAACCGCCGCAATTCTGATGACCCGCTTCTTCGACAACCGTCCCGCCTGGGGGCCTCTCTTGTTCGCCGCCCTTCTCCTCGCCGCCTCCATTCTGACCGCGAGGAACGGATGAACCCAGAAAGCCTCAACCCGGAGCATATCGAACTGCGCCGCAAGCTCTACCACAACCACGGCGCACCCATCGTGTCGCGGCTGGCCCGCGCGCTTCCTCTCGCTACGCGCCGCGAACGGCGGAAACTGCTGCGACAAATTCAGAAACAAACGCCGCAAGCCGCGCCCGTGGCGGCTTCCACGCCAGTTGCATCATCCACTGAGCAAAATGCTGCGCAAATTCCCGCATAACTTCCGCTTGGCGGTTTTGGCCCTCTGCGGGCTTCTAACCCCGCAAATCTGCGCTCAGGTCGTCCCCGGTCCCGGATCCTCAGCCGGCCCTTCGAGTGTCATCTTGGGGCAGGTGCAGACGGCGACCGGCGGCCCGGTCAACTACGGCGCGTTAACTTTCAGTCTCAGCCAGCCCGCCATCATCGCGGGAACCGCGACCATCGCCACCGAGCAAAGCGCCTGCTACACCAGCGCCCAGGGCAACGTGGTGGGGGTTCCTGACGCCCTTGCGAGTCCCGTCCTTTCCCTCGGCTACAGCAGCGCCGGGACGCTTGCGGCCGGCACCTACTACGTCGTTCTCTACTACATCGGAGCCGGCGGAGTGGGCGCGGTCTCGCCGGAGGCCAAGATCAACCTCAGCGGCATGGGCACGGTCTACGTCAATGCGCCCGGGGTGCAGCCGAATTCCGCCACGGGTTACGGAGTGGCCATCAGCACCACCTCGGGCGGGGAAACCATCCAAGGCACGGTGACCGGCTGGACGCAGTACGCGCAAAGCGTGCCGCTCGTGACCGGAGCGACGCCGCAAGCCCTCAATACTAGCTTCTGCTCGGTTTATCTCAGCGACCAGCTCGTACCCACCGGAACTTATTACACCGTTAACTTGGTCAACAAGAACGGCAGCCAAATCTCCGGCTTCCCGCAGACTTGGTGTATGTATGGCGGGGCTGCGGCCACGATCAACATCTCAAACGGTGCGCCCACCGGGAACTGTTCGACCAGTGGCGTCTTCTACCCGACTCCGATTTTCACCAACCCCCCGAACACTTTGGTGCAGTCGATCGCAAGCGGGCTGAATATCGGCGGGACACTGAATGTGCAGGGCAACGCCACCTTCAACGGCAACGCCAACTTCCTCGGGGGCACCGGCTTTTTCCTTTTCATTAATTCTGGTTCCATTGTCTCTACCGCCGCGAACCCAGCCGCCAGCGGCTTCCTGCGGCTGGCGCAAACCGATCAACTCAACTGGCGGAACGTCGCCCACAGCGCGGATGAAGGCTTCAGCGTGGATTTCTCCGACCGGCTGAATATCTCCCATGCCGGGGGCGTGGTGTTGACGGGAGCGAGTCCCAATCTTTTGTTCGGCGGCGTCACTAGCGGTTATACCGGTTTGTTTGGTTCCGGAACTCAGTTAAACCTCAAACTGGCCGACCAGAGCGCGCCTGCAACCTTGGGACTTGGAGCACTGTCTTTCACGGAAACCTCGGCTCCCCCTCCTTTCGTCGCGACCGATATCATCTACGGATCGCCCAATGATTTCATGTTGCATCAAGGGCTGCACGCGTTCTCGGGGGTGCAGCAGATCCCGGTCACGATTGCCGTCAGTCCCACTTACACGAACGCGACCACATCGTTCTCAAACATTCCTCCGGTGTTCTTTTACGCTGCCGCCTCGAACACCTACACGCTGACGTGTCAAATCACGTGGCAGGCATCTGCAGCAACGGCTGGCCCTCAGTTCAAGGTGCTAGTGCCCGCGGGCGCGACCGTCAGTCTCAACATGACCAGCGCAGTCACGGCGACCACAGGAACCTGGAAGTCCAGCGTCGGGACTGGTTCTCAGTCGGTCGCTAACACGGGCACGGTTACCGCCGCGACCGACTTTCCAGCCATTGTCACTGCCGGTGTGACGACGTCCACTACCGCTGGCAGCGTAGTGCTGCAAGCCGCCGCGAATGGTGCGGGCACTCTCACCGCCGAGCGCAACAGTTTTTGCGTCTATCAGTGATGGTCAAATCAGCGACGATCAGGGTCCAATGGATTTCCGTCGCGTTTCTTCCGTTCGCACTGTGCAACTAGATTCCGGAATTCATTACTTCCAACTCAGGAGCAAACACCCAATGAAACCACGTCGGATCGTAACCTCACTGCTGGCGCTCGTCATCGTACTCTCGACGGCTCTGGCATTCTCGCAAAGCGGCGGCGGCTACAACGCGAACTCGAGCGCCGGAAACTACGGGCTAAGCGCGTGGGCCATCGACAACCAGCGCGTCGCCAGCCAGTTCAACTACAACATCCCTTCCACCTTCAATTCGGGAATGGGCGGGACTTACACCTTCCCGGCGGAAGCCTGCTTCGAGGCGGTCCATGCCGGAGTGCGCGGCGTCCAGCCGTTCAACGCCAATGCCAGCGTCAACATCATCGATGCAGTTTCGGCGAACACGGAAACCGTGACTGAGACGGCGCCGACCCTCACCAGCTCAACCTGCACCATCAACATGAGCCCGGCGAACTCGCACTACAGCTTCAATCTGCGTTCCGGCACGTGCGGACTGCGCGAGGCGTTGAACGATCTCGGCGGAAAAGCGGGCACGGTGATCGTTGACCAAAAGTTCTATGACGATGGCTGCACCGCTGCGACCATCACGACGGCGGCCACTGTGGGCGGCACGCTGCAAGCCAACCAGCTCATTAACGATATTTCAGGGACTGGCCCAGCGTGGTATAACCTGCAGCCCTCGACGCTCACGGCTTTGGCCGTACCGACGGCCAGCGCGAACCTGACTTGCGCCGCGACCGCAGGCTTGGTTTGTCAGTCGGCCACCACCGGCGGCACCTGGCCGAACAGCGCGGAGGTTGCAGGCGACATCTACATCGACGCGCTCGGCGGTTGGAGTGTGGCTTCCGTTACTCACACCCTGACTCCCAGCGCTTCCGGCACCAACGTGCTGCAGTACAACTCGCCAGCAGCTTCGACCGGCGCCTATGGGTGGCTCCCTTGGGGAGGGTTGACCTACAACAGCGCCGCCTATGTCCTGCCAGTAACGGCTTCAAACTGCACGCTCTCGACCACCTTCACCGCCTATCCGGTTTGCGCGATTGGATCCGCGGCCACCATGTTGGGCCCGGTGACTACGACCTCGCTGATCCCCCAATCTGGCGGAATCGCGGCGGCCTACAATCCCAACCCGCAAAGCCACACCACCTTTGCCTATCGACCGAGCCAGCGGCCAGGCTATGGGTTTCAGTTGAACTACGGGCCGTTTACGGCGACTCCCGCCTTGACTGCTGGGCAGCTTGGCGTAGTAGGAACCGTGCAGTTGCCCACTGGCTTCCTGCAGAACCTGGGAATCGGCGGCACCGTCCGCTTCTCCTTCGACGTGACGGCCACACCTTCGACGGGCGGCACCGCTACCGGCATCGACGTGGAAATCGGCGACATCACCGACTTCTCTACCGGAACGCCTTTGATCATCTGCAAACTTGCCGGCGACATCACCGCCACTGGCACGGCTGCGATCAAGTACCACGAGGAATGCGACTGGACCGTAAACGCCATTGGCACAACCGGCACCATCATGCCGGGCGGCTTTGGCATTGAGCAGGTGAGCGCTCAGGGGACCATCGGCAACCCCTACATCGAAGGCTCGACCGCAGCCATCACCGCGGACGTGCTCGATCAGGACGCTGTGTTCTTCGTATTCCTGCAGACCAGCGGCGCTGAAAGCACGACCCCACCGCAAATGCAGGATCTGAAAATCGAAGTGCTCAACAACTAGCTTCAATCACTAACAAGCAGGCTTTCCTTTGGGCCACGGGAAGAGCTGGAGTGCGGGGCCGGCTCCAGCCAGTTTGCCTTTAGCGCCGATTTCCGCGACCCCTTTCGGCGTGAGATGGCGCTGTGGTCCAAAGCGGCCCCACTCCCTTTCCTTCATGTCAAAAGAAGTTCACGCCGTCGATCTGGACTGCACTCTGGCCCACTACCAAACGGGTGACCTGGAGAAGTATGGCCCGCAGAAGATCGGCTCTGCCGTCGAGGAGATGGTCAAGAAAGTGAAAGCCTGGCGCGCGGCGGGCGAGGAAGTCTTCATCTTTACGGCGCGGGTCAATCCGGGCGATGACACTTTCAAGGAAGGGATGAACGCCACGCTGTCCTATCTCGCGATCGCGGCCTGGTGTAAGGCGCATTTGGGGGAAATCCTCCCCATCACCCACGAGAAGAGTAAACGCTTCAGCGTCATCCACGACGACCGCGCCGACCAAGTGATTCCGAACACCGGAGTGTCGGTGACTGAACTGATGGGAGCCACGAAATGAGCCCAATCGGAAAGTATTTCAAAGGCAAGGGCCGCGAGGTCATGCAAAAGATGCAGGACCACTACGGCGAGAAAAAAGGCGAATCCGTGTTCCACGCCACCGCCAACAAGAATCCCGACATGTTGCCCACGGGCGAAGCGCCGCCGAAGCGGAAGTCGATTGGCCAGCGCATCGCGGAGAGGGGGTAGGGGAAATGGCGCAACGCGAACGTTTGATCGCGCTCAACGGCAATGCTGGAGCGTTTGTCACCATCGCAGCCACCGGGCCGACTCGAGGCATAGAGTTCATGGAAGACGAAGGCACCGCGCCCCAAGGCATCCAGTTTTCGAGCTTTGTGGACAACTTCGTCGCTTTGAACACAGTGTCGTTTGGCTCGGAGCCGATTCAGATCCCGAACTTCCACAGGGTAGGGGATCGCGGGCCGCTGCTCGGAATGAATGCCCAGAATACGGTGGGCACGCCCAACTACCGGGCGGCCGACAACCTGATCAAAGCCCGCTCGAACACCGCCACCGCAACCACGTTGCGCTTCATCGAGTACGACTAAATATGAGACCCAGGCTCCTTATTGCCGTCTTCCTGTTGCTCACGCTGGCTGCCTTCAGCCAGTCCAGTAATGGCTCCCGCGGCTCGATTACCGTACAAAACAACGGCAGCGCCGTAGGCACAGCCAGCGGCGGAGTGACGCTCAATCTGGTCTCGGGATGCACCGCCACGCAGAGTGGCAGTATTTTCGCCCTCACCTGTACCGGCGCGGGTTCTGGTAGCAACGTGACCGTAGCCGGAGGCAGCAATCTGGCGACGGCGAATTTCAACGCCGCTACTCCGGCCGCGCAATCGAACTTTCTGAATTGCACTTTCCAGACCTCGACCACGAATGTCAGTCTGGAATGCCCCAGTGGGACCAGCAGCTCGACGTTCGCTCTGGGCAATGTCCTTGCGAATTTAAGCAGCGATTGCACGGCGACGTCCGCGGGCGTCATCACCTGCACCAAGATCGGGGGCACGACTCCGGGCGGGACGTGTACGAATCAGGCCGTGACCGCAGTGAGCGCTTCGGCGGTTCCCACCTGCACGACAATCACCTCGGCGTATGTGGATTCGTCGATTGCGCCCGTGGCTTCGCCTGGACTGACTGGCACCCCGACCGCGCCGACCGCGGCGGCGAACACTAACACGACGCAAGTCGCAACCACGGCATTTGTTCTCGGGCAAACATTACCGCAGAATCTCTACGCCGCCGATACCGGGGCGGTCAACGCCTACGTCGTTACCTTAGCGCCGCCCATGACCGGCCCAGCCACCGGGAGCTATGGCTGCTTCAAGGCTTCCGCTGCAAGCACGACCACAAACCCCACCGTGAACTTTAGCGGGTTGGGTGCGAAAACGATTGTTCGGTTCGCTGGCGGCCTTATCGCTCCGGGAGACATCGGGACCAACGAACCCGCCTGCATGATTTATGACGGGGCGAATTTCGACCTACTGAATCCGCAGGCCATTACCGGCACCGGAAGAATCCCCTTGCAAACCGCCCCGACATTCCTAACCTCAATCACAACTCCGGCGCTCTTAACGACTACAAATTGTTCCAGCAGCGCCTCTCCCGCCGTGTGTGCGGCGGCGGCAGCAGGTAGCGTGGCCCTGCCAACCGGAACCAATCCGACATTGGTAGTCAACACGACCGCAGTCACGGCCAACAGTCAGATCCTGTTAAGCGTGGATGAGAGTCTAGGAACGAAATTAAGCGTCACCTGTAACACCACACTTTCCACGCTCCTGAATCCAGTGGTCACGGCGCGAACCGGGGGGACGTCTTTCACCTTCACCATCGGCGCGGTCATTGCGAGCAATCCGGCCTGCGTGAGCTACTTCATCGTCAACTAACTTCGCAAAACTCCATGGACTTGCGTCTCATGTTTCGCTCCGACCACGAAGAGATGGTGGCGGAGCTGCGCGAGCAGATCGTGGAGTTGAAAACGCGGCTTCATCCGCCGGCGCCACCAGAAGCGCAACCACAACCCGAAAGACCTGTGCCTTCCCTCGATGAGTTCGAAGCCGCAAGGGCCGCAACCAAAGCCAGATTGCGCTCAGTCATGCGTACTCGTCCCTCCTTACTGGGACGGGAAATGCAGCGGGTGAAAGTCGAAGACGAGATGGAGAAGCGGAGACGGGCGCACGGCACCCACCCGGCGCAGGTGATGTTTGAGGCGGCGAAGCAAGGGGTTTCCTAGATTGAAGTTTCGTAAAAAGCCCGTCGTCGTCGAGGCCGTTCAATTGACTTGGGCGACATGGAATGAGATTTGCGATTTCGTTCCGAAGCCGTGGTTCGTGCGAGGCGTGTGGCTGGATGGGGACGGCCTCCCGCTGCCAGAAAACAAGACGAACATGATCGCGGGAGGTAACTCCGGACTCGGGCTGCTCATGCACACGCTAGAGAGTGAAGAGTTTCTCGCGCGAGGAGACGACTGGATCATCAAGGGTGTGAACGGCGAATTCTATCCCTGCAAGCCGGACATCTTCGCGGCGACTTACGAAGCGGTAACGACTTAACTTCATGGCCACCGCTCCCACCCAACACCTCGGGCAAGCCCCCGCTGTAGGCCAGGCCCCGCCGATTCCTGGCCAGGACTCCACGCTCTCTGCCGTGGTCACGCCGCCGAAGACTCCACCCTCGGAAGAACCGAATCCACAGTCTCCCGCCGAGCCAGATGACGAAATGGAAGCCTTGCTGCAAAAGTGGGGCAAGCGGCTGATCGATGTGGTCACCGAGAAGCGAACGCAATGGGAATGGAAGCGCCGTCCGAAAATCCTGACCATCCTCAAAAACAAGGAGATGCTGAAGGGCAACCACAACATCGGGGTGCTGCCCGGCACCTATCAAACTTTCGACGCCTTCGAGGAATACTGGAACTACATGGGGGCGTCGGACGACCGCAATGCCGATCAGACCATGGACAAGCGGCCGCACAACTTCTACCAGATGCTCGAAAAGGCTTTTGTAGCGGCCTTGAGCGCGCAGATTCCGAAATCGCGGTGGCTGCCCGTGAATCCGAACGTCGAAGAGGACCGGGCCACGGCGTTGGTTGCGAGCCGGGTCGAAACCATCATCGAGCGGGCGAACGACCCCGACATTCTGCTGCTCATCGAGTTGATGGAGCTTTTCACCTCTGGGTGTTATTTCAAATTCACCCGCTACGTGGTGGACAAAGACCGCACCGGAACCCACAAGCAGACCGTCCTCCGACTGCTGAAGACCGACATTCTGCCCGCGCGCTATACCTGCTTTCACTGCGGAGCAACTACGCCAGAGGACGCACTGGCCGGCCAAACCAGTTTCGCTTGCCCCAATTGCGGCAGTCCGTTCGGGCCGCAGAACTTCTTTGAGCCCCACACCGAAACCGTCCCGGTTGCCGACGAGCGTGCCGATGTGCCGAACGGTATGGTGCTGCAAACCGTCTACGGGCCGATGCACGTCGACGTCGATCCCGATGCGCCCGATCTACTGAATACCTGCCTGCTGAATGTGGCTGAGGAAGTATCGCTCGGTTGGTTGCGCCGGACCTTCAACGAGAAGTGGGAGCAATTACAGTCTGGGGAATCCGGCGGATCGAGCGCGACTACGCTCGAACGGCAGTGGCGGGACATGTTAACGGCGGCTCCGCAGGGCTCGGCGTATTTTGCCTTCTCGAACCAGTCGAAGCCCACCTACAACCGCACCTGGATTCAGCCGATGCTCTTTGCAGAGGCAGATGGCATCACGAAAGCGGAGTGCGACGAACTGAGTAAAGCCTTCCCCGATGGCTGTATGTTGGCCTGGGTCAACGAGCTCCCGTTGCAGATTCGCGCTTGTAAGCTCACCGACGAGTGGACCTGGAACGGCACGGAAGTGGCGGGATTTGGCCTGATGCCAGAACCCGCGGGGAATCCTGCCGTGCCGGTGCAGGAGCGGTTGAATGACTGCATCTCGAAGATCGACGAATATATGGACCGGCTGGCCTGTGGGCTGCTGTTGATCAATGCGGAGTATCTCGACGCCCAGGCGATGAACAACAAGCCCATCCTGCCGGGCATCCTAAACGAGATCCACCTGCGCAAAGGCGCGCCGCTCTCGAACATTCAGGAACTCGTTTTTCAGGTGCGGGCCGAGATCGACGCCATGATCTTCCAGTACGCCGCGAGCCTCAAGTCGGACATGGAACTGCTGGTGGGAACGCCGCCGCAGGTTTTTGGCGCCGGAACCCAGGAAGGCATCGAAACCGCCTCCGGACAGGCGCAACAGTTGAACACCGGCATGGTGAAGCTCGGGCTGCACTGGCTGACGATCCGCAAAGAGCACGCGAGGGCCGCCGAGAACGCCATCAAATGCGCCGCCAAAAATATGACCGAAGACTGGCAGTTGACGGTCGCCGACGAGGCCAAAGAGTTCTACGCGGAATACGTCCATCTCGACCAGATGAAAGGCAGCGTGCACGCGGAGCCAGAGACCGATCAAGGCTTCCCTATGACCTACGCCGACATCAAGGGGTGGTATCAGCAGCTTTTCCAGAGCGCCAACACCGAAATGGTGCAGTGGCTGATGGCGGAGCCGGAGAACATGGACAACGCCATCCGCTACATCGGCGTGCCAGGGCTGGTGGCGCCCGGCGCTTCTATGCGCGAGAAGATGTTGCAGGTGATCAACATCCTGGTCAAATCGCCCGCGACCGAGCAGCCCGACCCCATGAAGCCGGGCGAGACGGTGATGATCCCGGCCGTGCAGCCGAACAAATATCTCGACGATCTCGCAGCCTCGCAGAAGATTTTGGAATCCTGGACGCAGGCGCACTGGGACAAAGTGAAAGACAACCAGCCCGCGCTCGACTCGCTCGTCGCTTACTACAAACTCTGTGTGGTGTACCAGAAGGAACTCGCAGCGGAACGGCAGTTGACGGGTGGAGCGCCAGCGGGACCGGGAGCGCAACCCCAGGCAGCGGGAGCGTCGGCGTGAGCGGAGTGAAGGAGTTGCGTGCCTTTCTTTTTATTCTATTGCTCTGGATCGCCGTCGAAGTGTTCGCCGCGCCGGGAAAACCTTCAGAGCCTCTTTGAATTCCATGCACCGATCTTACTTCAGGAGAACCCCATGAACGTCAACGAAGTCGTAGTCTACCTCGATGCCAAAGGCGTGCCCCACAACGCACTGGTGAAATCGCTCAACCAATTGCACGACGGCTTCGTCTCCGTCTCCTATCAGGACGCCGAGGGGCGCACCATCGACGTGTACGACGTGCCCCACATGGACCACGAATCGCGGCAGGAACCGAACCCCGATCTTCCCACCTTCCACATCAACTGCTGGAAGTACCCGGACGAAGATCACAACGTCGCGCCGAAAGATCATCCCATGTTCGATCATCGGTTCGCGCCGCCGACGAAAGACAACGACGGGCGAATCGTGCCCAAGCCGCGGCCTCTGCTGGACGCTGTAGTCGCGGAGCATCTGGACGCGGGAGCCAGGAAGCCCGTCGAGACGAAACTGCCCGGCGCTGGGACGAGTGGACTGAGAATCGAGACTAAGCGGTACACCGACGGATCAAACGCGACTGGCCCTGCGCCGCTGCCCGATCAATCGCCCGCACAACAAGACACCGCGAAAGCCGCGCCAGAGCCGGATGTGACAACCCTGCTCGACCAAGCTCCGGCCGCGCCCCAAGCCGCATCCGAGCCGGAACCAGCCGAGTAAACACGCGATCACGAGGGAAGCCCCTAACCGGGCTTCTCTCATATTTCCTGAGCTCACTCAAGAGGAGATTCCATGCCAGCCGAACTAGCAGCCCCGGCCTCAGCGCCGGCACCCGCAGCCCCTAGCGCACCCGCACCAGCGGCAACGCCCGCTCCTGCGACGGCGCCCGCACCGTCGTCATCGCCAGCGCCATCGTCTTCGCCTGCTCCCGCTTCTGGAACACCCGGAGCTGCTCCAGATTCCGGCCTCGCGCCTGCCGCTCCCAAAGAACCAACCACATTACGCGAGAAGATCGAACAAGGCTGGAAAGAAGTCGTTTCCAAAACGCCGGAGGAACTGGAAGCGGAAGCCGCGGAAGCTGCTGGAGCGGGAGCGCCGAAACCCGGAGACGCGCCTGCGGAAGTTCCCGCTGCGGCCGTCGACGAGGCAAAACCCGGAGAAGCCAAGCCCGGGGACGCAAAGCCTGCCGACGCTGTGCCCGCCGAAGCTGTACAGGAACTCGATCTGGGTGGCGGCCCTGTCTTCGGTCCCAAGGAATTCAACGACGCCATCACCAAAGACGCGGCGGCGAAAGCCTACTACGACACACACCCCGAAGAGAAGCACGCCATCTCGGCGGCTCTCCGTCGAAGCGGAGACGCGCTAAAGATCGCCGAGCACGGCATCTACCCTGACAACGCCCCCACCATCGCGAAAGCCGCAGCGACGTTCCAGTCCATCGACAATCACTTCCTCTCCGCGGCGAACGATGACGGCACTCCGAACCCCGACGGCGCGAGAGCCTTCCTGGGTTCCTGGGTGAAAGAAGCGATGATGGTCGGCGACGACGGCAAGCCGCTGATGGACGCGAACGGAAAGTACCAACTCCATCCCGCGATCTACTCCATCTTCGACACCATCTACGGCAACAAGCAGGACGTGTATTTGCAGCAGATGACGCAGGGCGGAAAACTGCCCGCGCCCCTGCAGAAAACCCTTTCCAGTATTCTCGATTTCTTTACCACCACCGCGAAAGCCCAAGGTGAAGACGGCGAGCGGCTCTTAGCTGGCGTGAACATTCTCCGAGAGGTAAGTGCGCTGTCCTCTCCAGCGTCAGGAGAAATACCCGACCAGTTGAAGCCCCTTGCGGATTCTCTCAAGGCGAGAGAGACGGCAGCGAACGATCGCGACGCCGCGGCTGCCCGCCAGCAGCAGGAATCCACACGCACCGCCCACCTGCAGTCAATCGAGCGGGCCGAGTCCAAAGCAGCGGACAACGCCCAAGCCCAATTGAAACCCGCATTCGACAAGGCCGGACTCAGCGAGTTCGAGGCCACCGCCGCGATGTCGCGGATCGGCGACCTGATCGATCAGAAACTCGGAGTTAAGAACGAAGATGGAACTTGGACTCAAGCCACGGATTCCCGTGCGCCCCTGTTCCAGTCGGTTTACGACAGCATTCTTCGTCAAGCTCCGAGCGAGAAGAGAGAGCAGGCGCTGACCAAACACATCCTGACCTACACCAACGAAATCCTCGGCCCGGTCGCCGGGGAAGTGTTGCGTATGGCCAAGGGCGGGGCGCTCGAACGCCAGAACTCCCGGCAAGCCACCGTGGACGCGCAGACCCGCGCCAGCCGCACCGAGCCGCATGGAACCTCCGTCAACCCCAGTGGGCCGCAGACCAAATCTGTAAGCCAGCAACGGGAAGACATTCAGGCGGAGTACGCCAAGACCCACGACGGGCGGAAGATGCCCCTCACCGAGCTTTTGGCGGAACAGTTCAAGCGCGCGAACGCGCCGCCCGAGCGTATCTGATTTTGTTAAGCGGCGTTCACGGCACCTCATAGGAGAGGATCATGCCCGCAGGTACAGCATTATCGAATCTGCCCCTCCAGCTCGAAACCTTTGCCCCCACAATCGCCGACGCGGTTGAGAGTGAAGGGATTTTCGCCAAGGAGATCGGCAGTGGCTCAGACGGAGGGGCGGTGCGCGCGTCGTTGCGCAGCTTCCGCGCCCAACTGCTCTACGCCTACGCCAGCGCACCGACCTTCATCGGTCTCGACACCGGGACCATGCCGTCGGGCGTTGCCAACCAGTACAACCAGTTCCTGCTTTCTCCAGTCTCCTGGTGCCTGCCCGTGCAGTACAGCCAGTTGATGCAGCTCACCGGCGAAGGCAAGGACATTTCCGTCACCAATCCGGTGACCCAGACCCTCGCCAAGATCGTCACCGAGTGTACCCGCACCCGCGACATCTTCCTGCAAACCCCCGGCGACGGTTCGCTCGGGTCTATTGATTCGTTTACGGGCGCTAACTTCATCAACCTCCGTTCGGCCACGACCGCGGTCATCGACGGCCGCGCCGCCCACCTGATGCAGGAACAGCAACCCGTGCAAGTCATGTCCCCCGGCTACGTGCTCCGGGGAACCTGCAACATCGTCAACGTCTACAAGAGTCTCGGCATCACCCAGCAGATCCAAGTAGACCAGGTTCCTCCCGGCTCGGTCGCCGGAGACTTGGTGATCGCCGCGGGTTTGCCCGCTGGCGCCCCCCAGGGAATCAACGGCATTCCGGTGTTCGTGAACACCCAGACTCTCGGCAACCTCTACGGCTTAGCCCGCAGCTTGCCCTACGTGTTCGCGAACGGCGTGAATCTGTCGAACACCGCCCAGGTCACGAAGCCCGTCTTTGTGATCGCGGAAAACCAAATCATGCAGCGCCTGGGAATGCAGGCGTTGAATGACGACTACTTCTGGCACACCCACCTGGCGCAGGTGCAGTCGCTCGACGAACTCGCGTTCAACGATCAACTGCTGCCTCTGGCCGGCGGAAGCGTGGCGAAGTACGACCCGTTCATCAAGACCAAGTCGATCAACGGCCGGCGCATCATGATCAATCCCCATGCCGACTACACCCGCTGGGACTTCCTCAGGAAGAAGTCCTGGAACCACATCAAGTGGGGTCCGGGGATGTTCTGGTTCAAGAACCGGGGCGGGCAGATGGTGTTTCAGATGACCGACCCGACCACCGGCACGCCCACCGCGATGGAGTTGATGTACTTCGTGGTGGCGGAGCAGACCTGGATCGACAACCCAATCTGCCAGGGCGGAGCCACGCAAGCAAAAGTTCCCCAAGGGAATTGAGCCTGTGAGTTAAACTGAAGATGGGGCTGGCCCTCAGCGGCTGGCCCACATCGTTTTTCAGAAAGCGAAACCGACTATGAATTCTCCCGACCCAGCCCTGATCATGGGCATCGCCAAGAAACTCGACAAAGAGATTGCCGAGTTGCCGCTGAACTCGCAGGTGATGCTGGCGAACATCCTCTTGCAGTGCGTGCAGTACCGCACCACGCAGGAAGTGGAGAACGCGCAGAAAGAGCAGGAGCGCATGGCAGCGGAAAGTAAATTCAGTCCACACAAGATCGAGAGACCGTCATGAACGAAACCGCAGAACGCACCAAGACATCCGTCGAGCTGGCGCTGGAGAAAACCTCCGACCTTCCAGCCGCCGAGCAACCGTTGGCGAAAAACCTTGCCTTCCCGCACGCTTTCGAGCGCAAGCGCGTCACTGAAGAAGAAGCCCTCGCCATCACCCGCGAAATCTTCGAGCCGGGGACCAACGCCCTGCGCGAAGGCACCACGTTCATTGCCATCGGAGACCGTTTGCTGGTCCGCCGAGTTCCCGAGGCCGAATACTCGAAGCATGGAATCTTCCTGCGCGAGACCGACCGCGACCAGCCGAACGCCGGAGTCGTCCTCAGTTGCGGACAGGGGCGGATTACCGAAGAAGGCCGCTTGATTCCCTTGCGCATCCCCGTCGGGTGCGTCGTCCTGTTCGGCAAGTATGCCGGCTCCGAAGCTCCGCTGGGCGCGATCAACGACGAGCCACAACTGATTCTGCACGAAGATGAAGTGTTGGGGATCGTCGCCACGAAAGAACAAGCGGCCATTATAGAGGCGAACGCGAAGCCGCCGGTTACCGCGGCGCAGGTGGGGTGAGCCACGTAGCTGCATCTCGAATGGTGGTCTGTGATTGCTGCTGCGACTATTCGTACCGTACCGGCGACGATCCGGGAACTTGTTCGGTGTGTCAAGACACAGACGTACCTCACGACGGAAAGATGCGGTGGGCAACTCCAGAAGAACAGTGCAATGCCTGCTGTAATCCCCATCTGAATGGAATCCCGCATACTTGCGGCAAGCTGGGATGAGCTGGTTTCGTGAGCTTCGCTGCTGGTTTTTGTTTCGTCACTCCATGGAACCGCTGGGAGCACTCACCGCCGGAACGGGCGACAAGGCCGTGATGTTTCAGTGCTGCATCTGCGCCAAAACAATTTCCGTCAGCCAGAAAGATATGCGCTGGTTCTAAGGTGCCGCATGAGCAACCTCGCCGCAATCCCGCTTCCCATGCTCGTGCAGCGCAGTGCTCACTGCCACCCAGAATTCTCGGACGAAGGGCGGGAGTATGGCAGCGGGCTGGTGGATTATTTTCTTTCGCACTTTCGGCCGGGCTACGCCGAGCGAACGATTCGTATTCCCGAGTTTACCCGATGAGATTCCGCCGCACCGGCCTCCGCGCGGGAATGCCCTTCGTTCCGCGCTCGCTCAAATCGCATCTGCTGCGCACCGGCGGTGTCAATCCGTTCGGCGAACCCTTGTTCCGCGTCGCGCGCGCTGACTTCAGAACTATCCGCTGTGCCGGAGAGTGGGCCATCTGGGCGGAGAATCTAACGACTGACGAACGCGGCAGCTTGGGAATCTCCGCCGCGATGAAGATGGCCACGAAAGGCCGCCCCGTACCGGAGATTATGGAGTATCTGGGCGGAGTGATGAAGGTTTCCCCAGAGCACATGATTCGAGGCTTCATCGACCGACCGAAGTACGGGCTCACGGGCTGGATCGTCGAGAAGTGGCAACCGGCAGCTACTTGGGGATCGCCCGCCGACTGGAATATGTACCACTGGGAAGGCAAATCCGCGCTCGGGCCTTACCCGCGCTACGGAGATTATGAAATCGTCGCCGGACCGAGCCCCTACTTGCCCTCGATCTCGGACGTGAAGCAGGCGATTCAAACGAACTTCCGTGACATCGACCGGCGACCGATGTCTGCCGCCGTCAGGTTGCAGCAGATGATCGACGCGGAAGCGAACGTCGCCGCCGAGAAACAACGGGCTTTAGTCGCGCGTCTCGATGCGCAGGTGCAGGACAGCCCGGTCACCGTCTGCGGAAACAGGTTGTCGCTCGGGGCGCGGCGGGTGATGAACCAGTTGCAGGAGAAGATCGGAATTCGCAGTCAGTATCACGCCTAGAGATCGGTGAGGACGATGTCTCCGGCTTTCATGCCTGCCTGCGCGGGTTCGTTGAGCTCGATGAGCTTCGAGAATCCAGAGACGAAAGGGTGGCGCGAGAGTCCCATGAATGACCCGGTGGGATCGTAAAAGCTAGAGTCGTGGAGTTTGGCGAAGCCGCTCTCGGGGTCGTATTCCCAGATCCAGTTGGTTAGGTTTCCATTCTTGTCGTAGTCGGCAAACAAGGTTTGACCGCCAAAGTCGGGATATTTGATCTCCTTCGGAAAGCTGAACGCTCGGAACGGACACTCCCGCACCGCAGCGGCAGCCGCAACGCCACCGATCAGAGCCGATAGGAATTTGCGACGGTCCATCACAGCCTCGTTGAGAAGGTTAGATTTTCAATCGATTATTAACGAAGTCGTCCAATATGGCAATGACGGTTTTTCGGGTTGCAGCTTTGAGTTCATCTTTGATCGAGCCTCGCACTTCGCCGGAAATAGCATCAGCAACGTGATTGCAGGCGTTGGCTAATATCCGTAGGACGGCATCCTGAATCGGAGTTTTGTTCGCAGAAGCGGTGGCATCGTTCATTGCCGTCGTTAGTTTTTCGGCAGCCGTTTTCACGATGGACTCAATCTCGACCCACGGTATTTCTAGTTCCGCCTTCGCCATCACACGATTTTAACAGCACCCAGTCAACGAGTCCCCGGCCTAAGCGCCCCCCCCCCAAAGAATATGAACTTCGATCTCTGTAAAGTGTGCCGCCAAGAGCGCGAATGCGTGGTCAGTGTGAACGGCGAGTACGAACCGTTCTGCTACCCGCACGCCAAAGCTGAATTGAAGCGGCAAGGGGCCGATCTAAGTGGCCCACCGTGGAACTACATCCCTGACGTTGCGGCCTAAGCGCCGAACCAACTCACAACCTCAACTTACGAACCCGCCGCCTCAGCGCGGCCAGGAGAACAAACCAGCCATGCCCGCCAACACACCCGTCGTTCCCTATCAAGGACCGCCCGCGAGTCCGAACACCTTCGCGCAAGCTTTCCCTGAAATTGCGACCGCCATCGAAGGCAAAGCCAAGCGCAGGGTTACCTATCTTGATCCCCTCTCGCTCAAGCGGCTCGACGATCTGCGCCGCCAGATGATGTCTTCCCCGCCGCCCCACGCGACTGTCATTAATCTGCTGCCTTGGGAGCTTTCCTTTACCAGTGGAATGCCTCTGTTGCGCGGCTTGCAGGTTCCCGCCTGCCATCCCGGAATGCCCTACGCCTACTACCACGTCCGCTCCTGGCGCACCGAGCGCACGCTGATGTCGGACGACGAAGGCTCGTGGAGTTTCTCCGCCATCACGCCCATCATGCAGGCCGGGCAATTCGTCCGCGAGTTCCTGAACAAAGACAACATGGGCTGCGGCGTCATCATCTACGAAGGCGGCCAGCATCCCGACAAAATCAAGGAAGTGGAAACCTACGACGCCCAGGGCAACCCCACCGTCACCGAAAAACATGGCGTGATGTACGACGAAGAACAGCGGGAAATTCCCTCGGTGATTCAGACGCCGGTCCGGGCCGACCTGCACAAGATGATCAAGCAGCACCGCGAGCGCCGCAACGATATTTTCTTCAAGCGCGTGGAAGAAGCCGAAGGCTGGTATCGGGTCGAGAAGTACCGCCACCAGGTCACCAACAACCATCACCTGATGGCCGACGTACTGGTGTCGGAAGGCATCATCCCCGTCACCCCGTTCGGAGTGGTGAGTTCGCGCATCAAGCAGGGCCTCTCGGAAGACAACTGCTCAGCCTGCGGACAAATCGTAAAGGCCAACGCCTATCACTGCGAGCACTGCGGCAACATCATCGACCCCTTCAAGGCCTACATGGATTCCTTCATCAAGATCGACCACGCCAAGATGGAGAAGCTCACCGCTGAACAGTGGGGAGAAGTTGGAACCGAAGAAACGCGGCGCAAAAAGGTGAGGGCGGCCCGCGCCAAGGCACTGAAAGAAGCGAAGGAAGAGGAATAACTCTCTGCAACTCTCTGACATCACCAAGCGCGTCCAGGCGAAGCACGATGACCCCGACGGGACTTACGTCACCCCGGAGTACGTGACCGGCTTCGCCCAGGACACCTATGAATGGCTTTTCGGCAAGCTCCGTCTGGTGGGCTGGGATAACACGGAAGAGATTCTTGTGCTTCCCGCCGTCCCCGCCGGACTGCCGAACCTCGATCAATATCAGGCTAACGGCCAGCCGCTTGCGATGATCGTTGCACCCCGCATGATCCGCTGGAAACTCCCAGGGCAAGACCCAACCTACTGGCAAGAGGCGGCTTTTCTCGACGTGCCGAACACGATTCCCGATGGAGCCGACTATCTCGATTCCTGGGCCTGGCTGCGCTACTCAATCAAGCTGGCGAATTATTCCGCCGCGCTCGATCTGGAAGTCACGGGAGAATTTCTTTTCGACCCGCTCACCTCGCAGGAAAGCCAGATACAAATTTCGCTTGCCGCCAACCGCTGCCTGGCCTCGAAGATCGCCTGCGAAGCCGCCAAGGCCCGGAGAATCCCGGACTGGGTGACCCAATACGGCAACGATGCCGACGAAGCCTACGACGATTTAGCCATCGCCATGACCAAAGCCAATCAGGGCAAGTCGCGGCGGCTGGGGCGTATGAGTCGCCGATCCTCTTGCGGGAGCGGCGGCACGATTCCAACTTTTTCAGGAAGTTAAGGAGCTATTACTTATGCCAAACCAACTCACCATCGTCCAGGCGGCCAACGTCTGGAAGCAAAAGAAGGTGCGCTACAACGTGGATCTGAGCGGGAACTACGGGCAGGCCGCCGGCGTAGCGCCCGAAGTCTTAAACCTCAACGGGGCGACCGGCAATTACGATCCCGATCAGTACTGGGGCTACCAAGGGCCGAAGTTCGTGTCCATCACGAATCTACCCGCCGGTTACAACTGCCAGATCGTGCCCGGAGCCGACGCCTTGCATCCCATCCTTAAAGTTTTCAGTTCCGAGGGGGTGGAGTTGGCTGCGGGAGCGTATCCAGCGGCGCTGGCCGCCGAACTGAACTTCTTCATCGAAGCCTGGGGCGCGGACTTCAAATAGTCAGCCGTTGCTTCGCTCGCGGAGTCGAACCTGGCTCCGCGAGTCCTCTCCTCTTTTCCTTTCCCTGTCATGTATCTCGCCGGCCTGCCTCACGAAATCACGCGCTGGAGTTCATTGGTTGAGCAGGATGACCCGACCAATCTTCCTCTCGGCGTTCTTGCCGTGGCGAAGAACTCGCGCTTTCATTTGACCAGCGTGCGCACCCGCGACGGCATCCAAAGTCAGTTCGGCTTCGTTCTGCCGGATGGCGGCGCCGTGACCGGATTGGTTAGCTCCAAATTGAGCGGGAACCCCGACGTGCAGATCCCGGTGGCCTTTAGTGGTTTGGGGCATCTGTATCAGGAACAACCCGTGGGCTCGGGCGTCCTGAAGCTGATCTCCAGCCCGCAGGTGCCGCCGGCCGCCGGGGCCAGTATGCAGGTCGCCTCCGCCTACCAGAAGGATTATCTGGCCTTCGGCAACCTCGTGAACTCTTTGGCTGCACCCGCCGTCTTCAACCTCCAGACTGGTTTCCTTGATCCGCTCTCCATGAAGCCCGTGGGGATGGGTTGGCTCGCCGCCACTCCATACAACGTCGGGGAAGTAGTGACGCCGGCGGCGCCTGTGGGAGGCAACGGGCACACCTACATCTGCACGGTGGCGGGAATCAGTGGAGCGAACCAGCCGGTATTTCCCCTCACCGCCGGTGGCACGGTCGCAGATGGCGGAGTGACTTGGAAGGAGCAGACTGCGATCATGGCGCAGGCTCTGCCCGAGCCCGCGATCCCAACCGTGGCCCGCAACTCCGGCGCTGGAACATTCGCTGCCAACCGCGACGTGTACCTGATGGTCACGCTGGTGAATGGAGTCGGCGAAACCGACGCGCAACTGATTCTCGCCTACAAATACACCAACACCACACTCAACGATCAGTTCACGGTCACCGCGCCCGTGCTTCCGGCCTGGGTGCAGGCGCTGGCCGCTCCCTATAAGCCCATCGGCTACAACGTTTACGAGGCGGACGTGACCACTGGCAATCCGGCGCCGGCGCTTTCGAGTTACGCCCTGGTGAACCTCGCGCCGGCAGGGCTCGCCGCCCCGACTAACGTCAACACCACGGGAACCGGGGCCGCGCCTCCGGTGTCGAATGGGGCGTTGGTTGCGCCCGCGGGAAATATTTGTGCCGGGCTGCGCTACATGGTCGTGCTGTTCTTGAACCGGAATGGCTACATCTCCGGCATGACGCAGGCCTCGGTCATCGTCTACAACTCGCCGACCAACGGCTATCAGCTCTATGTCGCGAATCTTCCCATCGGGCCTTCGAATACGCAGGCGCGGATCTGCGCCTTCACTCCCGCCGGGCAGTTGAGCCAGACCGCAGGCTACGGCATCTCGAATGCGGGGCCGTACTTCTGGATCGAGCCGAACATTCCGACCGCCGCCTTCAATCTCAACAACCCCAACATCTTCAGTTTGATTCCCGGCGGCGTGACCATCGCGGACGTGGTGAACGGCGTCGAAGAGACTTCGACGCTGATCAACGACAACACCACCACCAGCGCCTTCTTCAACTTCGACGACACCTACCTGAAAGCCACGCTGAACGACGTGAGTGGCAATTTCCAGAATATCCAGGTGCCTCCGGTGTCCGACGTGTATTACTCACCCACCTTGGACCGCATGATCTACGCCCCGGATTCGTTGCCGAGCGGTTGGTATGTGTCGGAGCAGGGCGATCCCGAGACTGTCTACGGAGACAGTGGCTTGGTCCAGGTCGCGCAAAATAACGGTGAGCGTCGAGTCGCGGTGCGGGAGTATCAGGGCATCGTCTATCTGATGAAAGAACGCTCCGGCTATCAACTCGCTCCCTCGGCGACGGAACCGAACACCTGGGACGCAGCGCCGCAATGGAACGGCTCCGGCCCCTGCGGACCGCGGGCGGTCGATGTCTGCACCCGCTTCATGGCCTATGTGCATCGTTCCGGGCTTTATATTTTTCAAGGCACGCTTCCCGTCCGTATCTCGAAAGAAGTTCCGATCACTTGGGGCCAGATCAACTGGGCGGCGGCGCAGACGATCTGGGTGATGATCGACGACGAGACCCAGGAGATTCGCATCGGCGTGCCGCTCGGCCAGAGCACGGTCCCCAACAAAGTGCTCAAGGTGAACTACGAGGAGTCGCCCGACTTCGCGCCGCCCATCCACTTCTCGCCCTACATCGGAAAAGAGATTGCGACCGGGGAATGCTACAAGTGGTCGGTCGATGACATCGCCGCGAACCTGGCGATCCGCGCCTATCGTCCGCTGGTGAATCCGCCGGCGACAATGGACCCCGGCACCACGCAGTCGCAGATTCTTTACGCTTCCTCGAACCCGGACGGAGAGGTCAACGCGGTCATTCCTTACGTCTTCGACGACAACGGGGAAGGCATCGACTGGGTGGTCGAAAGCGTCTGCCCCAACGACAGCCCGCAGGACAACCTGCTGAAGCCGAGCCAACTCGGAGGAGTGCAGGTCAATCTGAACGGCAACGGGCAACTGGGCTGCGAGGTTTTAGCGTTACGAGGAAAAGACCCCAAGGATGGTGGGCCGCCGCTGGCCGGAACCGCCAAAGCGAATGTCGGGATGGTGAAGCGGCTGCCGAAGCCGATCATCGCCGGCGTGCCTTACTCCTGCGCGGCCCGGATGCAGAACGAGAAATTCCGCATCCGCATCACCAACGACAAGAAGCCGGGACAGTGGGGCGATCTGTTCTGGGCGTGCATTTATGCGACGCCACTATCGAGCGCGAGGCCGGGCCGGTGAAGGCTGCTCTGACGATGACACGATGAGCACCGCTTTGGCGCGTTACGCCGGGGGCTTCAAGAGTGGCGACCCGCAGCAGATGTTCCAAGGCTGGAATGCGTTAGTCGCGGAGATCAACGCATTGCAGGCGGCGGCCGGAACGAGTGATCTTGCGCCCGCAGGCAATCCCTCGACCGTCGCGCCTCCGCAGACGGCGCAGTTCACCGTGGTCGGCATCGACGGGAAGTTCGTCGTCTTCGTCACCAACCCGCAGAGCGTTGTGCCGGTGAGCGTCTCGATCTTGCGGGCCCGGATTCAAGCCGGATCGAACAGCACCCACACGCCGATTCTCCATCATCTCCAGTCGGCCACGACGCTCAACTTCGACCAGAGTTCCAACCTGAAAGATTACGGCATCAGTTCGCAACTGGTGTGGACCGATCAAGACCCGAACATCACCCGCTTCTTCCGGCTGCAAAGCTCCTATGACGGAGAGACCTGGAACGACTGGCAGTTTTTCTCGAGTCCCGAGCAGTGTGGCCCGGTGGGAGTCTGGTCCGGGCTGCTCAGAACGGCTGCACTGACCCAGGTAAACGCCGCCTATACTCCGACCACGCAGCCACTCACAGCCTCGACCGGGGCGGGGGTGAATCAAGCCACCATCAACGTGGCCTCTTTCCAGGTGCAATACCCCAGCTCGATTTCGCCCGCCACTCTTGGGCTGGTGAACTATAACAGCGGCGCCATCACGCCGTTGCTCGATTCGACGGTTTACTACGTCTACTGCCTCGATGCGAGGTATGCGGGCGGCGCACAAACTTACTTCGCCACCACCGCCAACCCGCAAGTAACTGGAAACGAAGCCACAGTATTCCTAGGGACAATTACGACGCCGGCCTATGGCGGAGGCGGGACAGGCGGGGGCGGAGGCGGAAATGGGCCATGCTTCAGCGGGAACACTCGCGTCATCACGCGGGACGGAATCAAAAAGATTTCCGACGTGATCGGCGGCCACGATGAAGTCCTGACCCAGCGCGGCTGGCGACAAGTGCGGCGATTGATTGAGCACGATTACGACGGCCCGATGCGGGACATGGGCAACGAGGAGCAAGTGACGCCACCGCATCGTTTCTGGGCGCAACGCGATTGGGTACAGGCGTTGCATATTTTTCTCACGATCATCTCGCGCTTGGTCGGTTCCGTCTTCAACCTCGAAATTGACGGAGACGGCTCCGATGAGGAGCAGTGCTACACCCTGGCGAACGGCTGGATTGCGCACAACTTGCGCAAATAACCATGGCCCACTTATCGGCGATCGTGAATGTGTCGGAGCCGGCGGACGGCATTCTCGCGGTGACCGTGCGCTGCTGCGGGGATGAGAAAACCGATTCCGTAGTGACGATCCACGAACTGCATCGCTCCCCGGAAGAACTGGACCGGGAGGTGAAAGCCCACCAGTCAAGAGTGGAGACGCTGCATGCTCAGAAGCAAGCGGCGAAGGGCCATATTCTGCGGCTGGCGGGATTGAAAGATCGAGGCTGCGGCTGTAAATGAAGTGGCGCGCGGCGACCGCGGAAGACTATCCCGGCATTCAACAATGCCATCACTCACTCGAAGCGGAACTCGGGCTGGAGTTGGACCTGCCAGCCTTCGACGCGCCTGCCATCCTGAGTTGGCTGGTCGCGGACCGGGCGGGCGAGATCGTGCAGTTTGCGGCACTGGAGCGGCTGGTCGAATTCCGCATGGCAGGTTGCGACCGCGAGGCTCTGAAAGAACTGATGACACTGGCTCCGGAGATCATGCGCAACACCAAGGCCGCCGGGGTTCGCTTCATTCATGTCTGCGTCCCGCCGGAAGTCGAAAAGCGCATCGCCCGCAAGTTGAAGAAGGTCGGGATTCACCGCAGCACAAGCGTTCTCTACGCCGCCGATCTGCGTTAAGAAAAGCGTAAAAGCGTAATCGAGTAACCCTCCTCATGCGCATCAAGACACGTATCGAAGGTATCTGGATTGACGGAAAGCCAGTCGTGCTGCGCGAGGAAGGCTTCGACTACTCCGGGCCACTCGCGCTCTGTGACCGTTCCACCAGCGGCAAGATTGCCAATCAAAGCATCGCCAACTCGCAACAAGACCAGGCGAACGCCACCACCGCGTTGTCGGGCACAAACTCGGCGCTCTCGAAGTATTCCACCAACCTCGACAACTTCATGAAATTCGGCCGCTCGACCTATGGGGCGAACGGCGAGTTCATGAAAGACCAGAACACGCTCGCCAACACCACGGCGGCGGCGGGAGAGACCAACCTTAAAGGCAACCTTGCGCTGAATGCCCTGAAGACGGGAGCGAACACCGCAGGCTACGCCGACACGGCGGCGGAGTCCGAACGCCAAGGCGAAGAGGCGGTCACCAGCCAGTTGGCGGGCGCGGACGCCTCGCGTCTGGCGCAACTGACGGCGGTGAACCAGTACGGCGTGCAAGCCTCGGCGCTGCCGGCCGAAGTGCAGGCGGGCTTGTATGGAACCAGCGTAGGCGCATCGAATTCGGCCCTTGGGGTCGCAAGTTCCGCGTCGGCGGCCGACCCGAGTTTTGCGGACACATTGCCGGGCGATCTGACCGCAGCCATCGGGGCGGCTGGGCAAGTGGCCAAGGGCTTTACTCCGCACGGTTGATGGCTGACAGTGAAGCTGCTGCTGTAGATGCAGAAGGCGGTGAATCAGTGATAGACCGGAAACACAATTCACTACCCCCGATGACTGGTTTTGGGCCCGGTTGCATGTTGAAGCGGATTCAATTGCGACTTGGAGTGCCGTCTGCCATCGACCACTTACTAGACAATGCGACTCTACCCGAGGAGCGCTTCGCTATAGTAGCGGCGTTGCTTTCGGATGCCGACGACCATCTTTTGCTGTACGGACCCGTTCCTTTTGGCCCCGCCGACAATTCTGCCCTTTACGCTGCTCACTCAATTATCGAATGGGCGCGGGGTATGGCTATAAAGCAACTTCGTTTGATGCGCGACAACGGCGGACAGGTAACGGCTGAAAGATAACCATGCCAGACCAAGAAGACGACGAGCAAGTCCCACAACCCGAAGACGAGAACCTGCTACAGCAGGCGCTCGCGGGTGCGGCGCAGTTCGATACGGGAGCGGCGGCGAATCCGGCGATGTCGCCTAGTGCGGCCACACCTGCTCCTGTTCCCTCCGCTCCATCGGTAGGAGCGCAGCCGCTTGGACGCCGCATGGCTCCCCCTGTGCCCGTTGCCCAGTCGCCAGCAACAGATTCGAATGCTCCCCCTGATGTCAAGATTCCCTTCGACGCGAGCAAGATGCCGCCCGGTTTACTTGCTCTTGCACCCACGACCCCGAATTCCATCCCTGCACCGCCGACCGGATCGAATAATCCCAAACTCGCAGATCTGGCGAGAGAGCAGGCCATGTATGGTAAGCCCCTCGACCCTTCAGCGGTTGACCCGGCGACCGGGAAGCCCACCTACAAGATGGGAACTAAAGGTAAAATCCTCGGCAGCCTCGTCAACTTCGCCAGCGGCTTCGGACGCAACCCCGGCAACCCCATCTACGTCGGCCCCGGAGCCACCAACGCCCGCTATTCCCGCGACGAATCCATGCGGGAAGGAAACCTAGCGAACGTCAACACGCAGATCGGCACCCAAAAAACTCTCGACACCGAAAACGAAAAGCAGTACGAAGACGCCACCAGACAGGCGTATGAAGGGCAACTGGGAGAGGCGCGCACGAAGACGGCAGAAGCGGCGGAATCCCGGGCGGCGACGGCGGGCGAACTCGCGGATACGAAGTCGCAACTGGTGAAGTCGCAACAGGATTTGAACGAGGCGCGCGCCAACCGAGCCAACCAGGACAAAACTCCGACCAGCGAATTCTCCGGCTGGTATTCGTCCTTCAAACAAGAGAATAAGCGCAACCCCACGGCGAAAGAAATCCAGCAGTACGAATTGGACAAGGCCCGCGCCGGGAAAGACACCACGGCGGCGGACACTCAGAGAGCGATTCAGGTTTCCGAATACAAAAGGCGGCAACTGGAAGCCATCGACCGCCAGAAGGAAGCCGAGCGCACCAAGCGCTACGCGGAAATCGACAAGGATGTCACCACGAAATATGACCCAGAGAAACTGGGCGCAGCCAAGAAGCAAGTAGACGACGCTCTTGAATCGAAGTACGCGCCCAAAGTGCAGCAGATGTCGGACGAAGCCGACAAAATGCTGGGCCTCACGAAGGCGGGAGCGAAGTTGCAGGCCTCTTCTTCACCCTCGAAACCGAACACAACTCCGAATGCCGCTCCGAAAGCCCCGCCGAAAGCCGGGGACACAATCATGGTCGCAGGTAAGCCGCGCAAAGTTTTAGGATTCAACGCGACCACAAAGAAGCCAATCGTCGCACCCGCAGGGCAGTAACAGTTCATGTCGTCCTACGCACTCAGCGAAGTCGAAGAAGCCCCGAGTTACTCGGCGGACCAGGTAGAGGAAGCGCCCACGACGCAGCAATCTTCGGCTGCGCTCGATCAGGTGGCGCGTCCGCAGTCCCCTGCCCCGGTAGCGCCTGTGTCTCCGCGTCTTTCTCTCGGCCCGACTCCGCCCGCACCGCGTCCGGTCGCTGAAGGTTTAATCACCGAGCAAGAAGAACGCCGCGCAAGAATGCCGCTCACGATCCAGCCCACGAGTGGAAGTCTAGAGAATCCGCATCCCGAACAAGTAGTCGCCACGCCGCGGCCGAATCGAACGTTGGCCGCGCCCGCGCAGCCGAACGTCAACGTAGAGGAGCCGGGGGCCGTTCCCGTGCCTGTGGGTCCAAAATTCACAAACCCAGGCAAGGCTACGCCGCAAGAAGCCGCCTACGATCTTAGTTTCAGTGATCCCCTTCTGCGCCCTTATCGCGGTGCCGCTGAACTCTACCACGGAGTGAAGGACCTTCCGCCCGATCCCAGGAAACCTGGAACCTACCAGGAGCAAGCAGAACGAGGCACAACGGAGATTCTGAGAGGAGCGACGGATGTCGCAACCCCGGTGATGATCGCGGGGGCGGTCGCACAGCCGGAACTCGCCCTCCTCGCGGGTGCTGGCGCTGAGGCAGGAAGTTACGGCGCGGGAAAGCTGGCCGACGCGGTAAAAGCCTCACCCGACACCAAGGCACTGCTGCAAGAGGTCGGTGGCATCGCCGGAGGGTTTGCTGGCGGTTTTGCTCACGGCGGGTTGCGATCTGCGGCCAGTCCCGAAGACGCGCTCACCGATCTGCTGTGGAAGCGCGGCTACATCCGGGACGCCCAGCGCAACCCGGTCTCGTTCGCATCCGAAGCCGAGGCCCGGTATGCGGCACGAGAGATACTCCGCCAGAATCCACCAGGGATAATCGACTCCCTACGTCAGAAAGGTGCTTACAAAAGAGCAGGCGCGGAACTGCCGCAGGTTTCTCCCGCAGAAGCCGCCAGACGAGCCTCCGCAACTGCCGAGTTCAACGCCCGCGCCCGAGCAGCAACCAGCCATGCCGACGATGTAGTGGCGGACATATCGAAGCTGACTCGCCCCCAACTCGCCGAATACATGGCGAAGTCGGCATCCCCGGACAAGCCTCTCGGCGATCCCGACGTAGCCAAAGCGATGTATGTAGCCGACCGCGAAGCCGCGCAGACACCGGCGCCCGCGCCGCCAGAAGCCCCCGTAGAAGCTCCCCGACCTTCACCCGCTCCAGCAGTCGCCCAGCCTCCCGGAGTCTCGCCTCAGGCCTTCACCTACGAGAATGCAAAAGCGGCCGTCGAAGACTTCTTAGACCAGCATGGGCGTGTGTCGCCGACCGTCCTCCAGCGCAACCTGAAACTGGGCTACGAGAATGCAAAGGCCGTTCTGAATCGCATGGTTGGCGAGGGGGTGCTTCAGACCGATAGCAAGGGGATTGTCTTCACACGGCCCACAGAAACGCAAGCAGCAGCTATTCCTGAGTTCCGAGCGGACGAAGTGGAAGAAGCCGCGCCTGCGGTAGAATCGAGGGGTGAAACTGCCCCAGCAGTATCGAACGCTCCCGCCGCGGCACTGGCCGCTGCCCGACCGACAGGCCCAAGCGGAGGCACTGAATCAGTTGCTCGACCAAGCCCCGCCCCAACTCCTCAATCAGTTGCTCCAGCAAGTGCTCCGGAGGGTGAAAAAGAGTCTTCGTTCCAAAAAGGTGACTCCGTAACCCTTCCCGACGGCCGCTCGGGAGAAGTGAAGTACGTTTCTCCCCAAGGAAAATCTCCCGTGGTCACGGTCACGGTAGATGGCAAGACGGAAAGGTTTGTGGGTGCGAAGGAAGTTCAAGGGCTGAAGGCGGTAGAATCAGCCAATGCAGGCGCAGATAACGCTCCATCTGAACCGGAATCTGTCGCGGCGCAGACGAACCAGGCTCCGGCGTCTCCTGCTGCAAATGGTGAGCGCGTTACTGAAACAACTCCCGCCGAGAAGTACAAGTTCGGTTCCACCCAAGCCAATATCCCCGACGAATCTCCCGCCGCGAAAGCCCTCTCGACTGCCCGTGCGCGGATCTCGAAAGAAGACCTCGCCGGAGACGGCATCGACGTAGGCGGCAACCACGTCACCGTCCGCTACGGGATCAAGGGTGAAGACGTTGAAGGAGTAAAGAAGTATCTCGCATCGCTCGCTCCGTTTGAAGCCTCTCTTGGACCAACGGAAACTTTCCCGCCCAGCGAACACTCCGACGGCGCCGCCGTGATCCACGCCCCCATCGTTGCCCCGGAGTTGCACCAGATCAACGCGGAACTGGAAAAGCACGGCGACTTCAGCGAGCCGAACTTCGACTACAAGCCGCACGCAACTGTCGCCTACGTGAAGCCGGAGAAAGCCAGCCGTTATGTGGGGATGAGTGTGACGTCCGGGCAGAAGTTCCCGGTGTCGGAAATTGCCATCACGGATAGACAAGGCAATCAGCAGGTGGTGAAGCTCGAAGGGAAAGGTGAGACGACCGCTGCGGCTCCGGCATTGCCACGCGACCTTGCAGGAGCAAAACCGCGTTACGGCTATCAGGACAAATTATTCCAGTTGCAGTTTGAAGACCCGCGCGATCTAGCCCTCTATACCGTGGCCCAGAGTACGCCGAACAAAGCGCACGGTCGCTACATGGAATGGCTGCGTGGACAATTCCCGAAACTCAGCGACGAAGACATTGTTCGTGGCGGTCGTTCCATCCGGGAACAAATCAAGCCTCTCGCTCGTGAAGGCAACCCAGCGGCCGGCCCACTCGTAATTCCGTCGCGGCAGGGGGAACCGGCATCGAAACCGGCCAGCGAGACACAAGCGCCACAAGCTGAGACGATTGCGGCCAAAGGTGAGACGAAGCCTGTCCGTGAATTTGCCGCACATGAAGTCGAGGAAGCGCCAGCCGCAAAGAAGTCTCTCGCCCCCGAGCCAACGAAGCCCGAGCGCGAACGCCAGACCTTAGGGCTTCCGCCCGAACCGGGCCGCGTGGGAGAGATGAACATCCGCGACCTGAAAGTCGCGCCGAACAAATTCCAGTACAAACTCTCGACCGATGCCGAAGGCGTAGGCACGTTGCTCAAGGAAACGAAGGTCTGGAATCCCGATCTGGCCGGGATGGTCTCGGTGTGGCGCGATCTCTCCGACGGCAAGACCTACGTGGTGAATGGGCATCACCGCTACGAACTGGCGAAGCGTTTGGGAGTGAAGACTCTGGTCGTCCGGCATATCGTTGCTCCGACCGCCAACGCCGCCCGCGCCATCGGAGCGGAACAAAACATTGCAGACGGGCGCGGCACGGCTCTCGACGCGGCGAAGTTCTTCCGCGATTCCGCCATTACCCCCGCTGACTTGAAAGAGAAGGGCATCTCGCTCGGCGAAGCCACGGTCGCCAAGGGAGTCGCACTGGCAAATCTCAGCGAACCCATCTTCAACCAGGTGGTGCAGGGTGATCTCACGCAAGGCCGCGCCGTCGTCATCGGAGAAGCAACCAGCGACCCGGCAGAACAAAAAGCGGTTCTCGATTTAGTCGAACGCAAAGAGCGTTCAGGAAAGAAAGTCTCCGACGACACACTCTCGGAATTGATTCGCCTGGTGAAAGGCTCCGGGCAAACGACCGAGACCACCGCTGATCTTTTCGGAACCCAGCAGATCAACCGCTCGCTCGCCTTAGAGAAGGCGGAGATCTCCGCCCACATCAAACAGCAATTGGCGAAAGATAAGAAACTCTTCGGCTTCGTCTCGAAGGGCGACCGGGCCTCGGAACTGGAACGCGGCGGCAACAAGATTGACGTGGAGAAATCGAAACAACTTTCAACTGGCGCAGCGCAAGCGGAAGAAGTCTATAATCGCCTGAGCGCGCGCGGAGGGCCAATTGCAAACATCCTCGATGAATCCGCCCGGCAACTCGCCGACGGCGACAACGCCGCAAGCGTCAAATCCGAAGCCTACAGCCGCATCCGCGCCGAAGTATCCAAAACTCTCGGCGGCGGAGAAGGAAGCGGTACTGAACGACATGAAGGAACACCAGAGCCTCCAGAAGGCGTTACACACTCCCCCAAGCCCGACGATTCAGTAGACCTCTTCTCCGGTGCCCAGCCCGTCTTCCACGAACCGCTTCCACTGTCTGCGCGCACCGCCAAAGACATCAACTTTGACCTGATCGAGACCAGGGCTGGGATCGCGCCATATTTGCGCGTGAATGACGCTGCGGCAAAAGCCATCAGCCACTCGCTGGGACACGCTTTTCTCGGTGTAAACATCGACAAGGCCAGTGTCGGGCGGGCGTCCGCGGCGCTGCGAAGCGCTGCCTCATCGGCGGAGGCGAATAAGGTTGACGCAAAAGCAATCCGTCAGCTAAGAGGGCTGGCGGATGCGCTCGATGAGGCACTCGACCGCGACCCGAACGCGGGCGTCAATCTGGTACGCCAAGGCCCTAGAGAAATTGGGACGGCTCACGAAGAACTCATCCACTCCGCGCAACGCCGCGCCGGAAAAGGAAATATCGGGTTCGGCGTACCGTGGCAAGAGAGTCTAAAAATGCCCGCGTTTGCCGAACTCGGGGCCAATTCCATCGTTCCGCAGTTGCGCGCCGCTGGGCTTCCGGCCCCCGCGTCCACAATCGTGGCTGAGGGCATCGTGGACATCATGCGCGGTGAGGCAGCGCTTGAGGGCGTCAGCATCACTGACGCCTTGGAAGCCGCCAAGGTATATTTTGAATCCGCGTTGGCACACTATGGCATCGAACACCTGAACGAACTACAGGCGATTCAGGATTATGCTAACGACACCGAGAGAGAAACCAATGTCACCCATCACCCAGAAGTTCTGGCCATCCGGCGAGCCGGGGAAGCGGCTCTCGCCCGAACAATTGCTCGAGGGACTGGAAAAGCATTGGGACGAACTGGAGCAACAGTACAAAGCGAAGCCCAGCTCGGAACTGAAGAACGAAATCGTGCACCTGGTGCAAAGGATAGCGGCCCACCGGACGACACAGGGAAAGCCGATAAAGGACCTTCTTCCACGACTAAAGGCCCTGCCTACTCCACCCAGCCCATCGGCCTCACCGACGAAGAGTTAGAGGACTGGTCGAAATCGAGAGGCTTCCGCGTCGAACCGGCGGGAGAACAACTCGACATCTTCGGCGGCAATCAATCCGTGATGCGCGTCTTCCGCGCCGGACGCGGCGGCAAAGAGCAAAAGGGCCTCGTCTATCAGAGTCAGCTCGATCAACTGAGTCAACCCAAGCCCGAACCGACAGAACCGTTCGCGCTCACCGGCGGCGAAACTCGCGAGCAGCAGCCCACGCTCTTTGGCGCGGGCGACCTCGGAGAGATCGTCGGCAATCCCAAAGCAGAGCGCGGCATTCAACTTCCTTCGCAGCAGCGTGACCGAGGGACTTCGCTATTTAAGCCGGAACACCGGAAGGAAGACCGCGAGTCTCTTCTCACCGGCGAATCCGGCACCCTCACCCCTTCCCTCTCCGCCGCCAAAGCCGTCTACGCGAAATTCATCAACCGCATCATCGACCGGAACCTCGACCTGGGCGACAAATACAAGCGAGTCGCCGAGCACGACCCCGCCATCGCAACGATGCTGAAAGAGAAAGACAACGCCCCGCGCTACTTCCACGCCAAAGCGGAATCGAACGTGGAGCAGGTGGCCAAGGGACTGAATGAGTCGCAAGTCCGGCTCGCCGCGATGATGGCCGACTCCGACTCCCGAGAATTCTTAGAGGAGAATCACCCGGAGCAGTTCCAGGAAGCGCAGGACGATCCGGCTGTGATGGACGCCGTGAAGCAGTTCAAGCAGTACCAGGACGAGTTGGCGGCGATCCGCATCTCGCTCGGCTGGCACGTTCGCCGCGACCTCTCGACGCTTGAAGATGAAAACGGAGACTGGTCGGTGGTGGACCGCGACGGCAACGAAGTGGAGACCTTCGGCAAATCGCAAAAAGACGCACAGGAATACGCCGAAGAAGTGGGCGAAGTGCTCGACCATCTGAAGCGCACCTACCCCGAGCACAAGCGCGAACCGCTGATGGGACGCACCGACGAAGGCCCCTCGCTGGGCGCATCTTACGGTGGAATCAAAGCCCCCCGCCCCGACAAGAAACAGCGCATCGCCACCGCACAATACTTCTACGAGCACGGCGCGAAGGACTTCTCCGGCTACGTCAAGAGCTTCACCCAGGCCTACCACGCCGCGCTGAACCAGAAGATTTACGACTCGCTCACCGACGAAGCAACGAAGTGGAAGGAAGGCACCGCCCAGCCGCCGCAGATCGAGTACCGGGGCCAGACCTACTACTCTCCCGACGTCGCCAAGTCGATGAAGCTGGCGAAGCCGGAGAACCGCCCCAAGAAGATTCTCGAATACCGCGCTTACGACCCCGCCAAAGACGACAAGGTGATGATCCGGGATTTCGAGAACGGCTGGAGCACGACGACCACCGGCAGGCCGGGGATCAGCGCCCTGGACCGCTACCTCGCGCCAAAAGACGTGGTGGACGCTTTAGAGCACTACGACATGACGCGGGGAGCGGAAGAGGGCAACTCCATCCGGCGCTTCTTCCAGGATCAGATCGTGGGCTTGTTTGGCCCCAACATCCACGTCTTGAACATCATGCGGCGATTGGCTACGACGGTGGGAGCCGGAGCCTGGGACCCGCGCGTATGGCCCTACTACCAGAGGCTTTTCTTCTCGAAGGAACTGCGGGAGCGCATGGCCGAAGGGCTGGCCGACGACGCCATCGACACGCTCTCGAAGTGGGGCACCTACACCAACACCAAAGATATTGGCAGCCTGCACGACTACGTTCTCGGCAATATGGACCCGAGGAATTGGGCGCGCTGGACCATCGGCAAGTTCTCGAAAGGCGTTTTGTTCGATCCGAAGTTCCTCAGAGGCTTCGGCGGGCTCGACCAAAAAGCCCGTGTGCTGGCCTACGACTTCCTGCATGCCCGCGCCGGGATGAACGAAGAGGAAGCCGCCAAGAACGTCGAGGACGGCTTCGGCAACTACAACAAAGCCAACTGGACCGAGCGCATGAAACGTTGGGGGCGGGCACTTCTCTTCCCCGGCTGGGACTTCTCCAGCTTGAAATGGTTCCTGCGTCACCCCATCAAGACGGCGCTCCCTGCGCTGGTTGTTATGGGCGCAAACCTCGCGCTCAACAAAGCGGGCAAGAACCGCGACTCCGACAAATACGACTACAGCTATCTGCACTACGGCGACCGCAAGTACCGCACGGGGTTAATCACCGAGCCGATGGCGCTGCATCTGGTCGAACCTATCCTTGCGGCCGGACGAGCCGCACTCGAAGGCGGCGACACGCGAGACATTGCAGGTGCGGCAGGACAAGGCATGCTGCGCGGCGGCGGCGGACTGGCGGGCGATCTGCGTCCGGATATCGGCGTTGCTACTGAACTACTCTCAAACCGTCAGTACTTAGGCGGAGAAAAAGAAATCTGGCGACCGGAAGATGCGAACATTCCCGGTACGGTGCTGCCTACGCGTAAGCTAGAAAAGATGCTGGCCTTCTCCGTGGTCAAAGCCCTGCCCGCCGTGAGCCGCTTCCTTGATACGAGTTTCGAGAGCCTAGACCGGGCCACTGTCGCGGGCAGCGTCATCGGCGTCACGAATTACAAATCCGGCGCGGAAGAAAGATTAAAAGCGAACGAAGCGAAGGCGATGGGATATTCACAGACCTTGAGTACGCTGGCGGAGCGCGAACCGGACGCGGCTGAGAGATTCGTCCAGGAACCGGCGAAGGCTCCGTATCTGATGTTCAACAAGGACCTTGCGGAGCTCGGGAAAGACCTCAAGAGTATCGACACCGAAATGGAGCGGGTGAAGATCGCCGAGATCCCGTATGCTGACCGGAAGCGGGCGCTCGAAGACCTCAGAACCTCACGCTCGCAACTCTTGCAATCGGCGGACGCGCTCGATGAGGAACTCACGACCGCGAAGCTGCAGATGAAGAAGGCGGCGGGTCAGTGAGCGCTTGGCGCGGGGCAGGGATAGGCGGCAGTAAATGCAGCACGGATACCCCGGACCTTCGATTCGTGCAGAATGGTCGGATGCTCATCAAAGTACCTGATGACGACCTGTTTCAGCTCTCCCGCGCGAAAGCCGTCAGGCAGGCAAAAGGCTTGCCCATCGAGCGCATCTGCTACCCCTACCACATAGCCGAGACTGGTGCTTGCATCGACGGCTCCTTGAGCGCGGGCGGCTACCGAATCGTTTGAAGATTGACTATCGTATGCGGTGAGATGGATTTTGAACTGGTAGCAATCGTCGTTGATGAAGGATTGCCCAAAGAGCGGAAGCGTGAGTAACGAGACCAGCAACCAGCGTTTCATGGAACTCCCCCTTTTCCCGCCCAACAGGATGCTCTGCCTGACTACTTTTACGCAAGTGGACGGTGGACCAGGAGCAAAAACACCCTAGCTATGAGCGCTTTTCCTCAACTCGATCCCTTCGCGCAAGCCCACGAAGACGGAAAGAAGGCCGTGGCCACCTTTCTGCCGAGCCTTGTCACGCCGAAGATGCCCCCGCAAGCACCGCCGAAAGCCTTGCCCCACAGCGATCTTCGCGATGCCGTCCGAGCCATGAGTTTAGCGAATCACGTCGAGCAGATGTCGAGCCGCGTCGCCAACGGATTGCCGCCCAGCCCGCCCCAGCCCACGCCGGAAGAAACGTTCGGCAACCAGCTCGACGCCGTGCATACCCGCGCCATCGCCAGCGCCATTGCCGCGCATCCAGAAACCCAGAGAGCGCGCTTGATTTCCGAAGCCCACGACTCGGCCTCGAAGTGGATCATGTCGCACAACGGCAAGGTGATCGTTCACGGCAAGGTGGAGCTTGCCCACGATCCCAAATCGGCGCAGACTCTAGCAGCCAAGATCGTCAACGGCACAGTGGAAGACCATGACGCAAGAGAAGAAGCGAAAGCAGAGTCGCTCGATAATCCTCGGGGCACCCAAGGGGATGATCGTCAATCCGTTGGCAATGCCGGGGGGAACCGTACAGAAAGTCGGCAGCCGATACCTCCTGCTGCCACGGCACAAGAGCGTTCACCAACCGCTGTTCGTCCCGGCGCTTCAGTCGGAACGTCTGATCCGCAAAGCGGCCGCGTCGTCACCCACTCCTCCGCTGATCTGGCACGGGCTCAAGCGACAGCTACCGCCCAAGCCCCGAAATTCCGCCGTCTGCTCGAAGCCGGAACCACAGGGGTAAAGGGGGCGAGAGTCGCCGGAGTCCGTTCGAAGAAAGAAGCCAGCCGCGCGCGGCAAAAAGCGCAGACCGAAGGCAAAGCCCCGAACACCCAGACCGATCTCCTCGCCGGGCGCATCGCCGTCGATTCCCCGGAAGCGAAAGATCAAGTCGTTCAAAACCTGAAAGACCAGGCTCCGGTGATTGACGAATCCGACCGTTTCCAAAACGGCGATCCCGACTACGGATTCCGCTCTCACACCCTGCAGACACAAGTCTCTCCCGAGACCAGCGCGGAAGTGCAGGTCATTCCCCAAGACATCGACGACGTGGACGACACGACGCACCAGACCTATGAGCAGGGCCGCGAAGCGGAAGCGACGGGAAACGACGAGACCGCAGAGCAAGCGATGGCCGACAACAAATCGGCGCACGACGATGCGATGGACAAGTTCAACGCGCGCAACGAATCCCGCAACCAACCGGGCAAGCAGGGCCGTTCCCAGAAGATCAAAGACATTCTCGCCGCCGCCGGAGTGAAGGGCGCGGGTGAGCCGATCAAACTCGGAGGACACTTCTTCCTCCCCATTCAGGACGATGCCGAAGAAGCCAGCTAAGAAGTCTCAGCCGAAGAAGGCAGGCCCCAAGAAAAAGACTGGCCCCAAGGGTCCGCGCAAACAGCCGACCTGGACGCCGAAGGAACTGGCCTTCGTTGAGGCGTTCAAAGGCAATCAAAGCAAAGCCGCCAAAATCGCCTACCCGAAATCGAACAACCCTTCCGTGCTGGGCTCGGAGTTGATGGCGAAGCCGCACATCCGCGAAGCCTGCGAGAAGAAGCTGGCCGCGATGATCGACGAATCGGGCAAACGCCTGGCGCGGGTGGTGGATATTGGGAGAAACGAAATCATCATGTTGAACGCCGACATCGCCCGAAAGGGCGACAGCGACTCAGCTCGCGTGGCGGCCTTGCGGGAACTGAAGGATATTTTCGGCCTCAGCGCCAAAAATGATCGAGACACAGACATGTTCGCCGGTTGGAGCGAAGAGGAACTTCGGGAGTTCGCCGACACGGGATTTGTTCCGAAGTCAGTTGCAGCCCGAGTTTTATCGGGCCACGGCGCGCCTCCGGCTCAGCCAGATTCAGCGAAGTAAGCCTTCGCAAGAACTGGCGGAACGCGCTAGGGAAGCCACGCGTGACGCCTACGCTTGGGTCACTCAATACACCAAGACTTACAACGAGCAGTGGGTCAAACAAGGCAGATCGAGTCCTTACGAATCCTTCCCCTCGGCGGCGGAGCGCCCCGATTTTCCGGCCATCTTCGAACTGCTGGCTTCGAGCGAGCCGGTTTTATGGTTCGAGAAATCCCGCACTATGATGGAGTCCTGGGCCATCGTCGCCTATCTCACGATCAATGCGATGACCGTCGCCATGCGCGGCGTGGTGCTGCAGTGCCAGAAGGAAGAGAAAGCCCGTCAGCTCATCAAGTACGTCAAATGTTTGTATTCGCAGCAGCCGCAGTGGCTGCAGGGTGCTTACCCGTTATCGAAGCCGCTGCACTCGCAATCCGATCTCTCTTGCCAGTGGGCGGCTGGAGGCTATGTCGTCGGCATTCCCGGCGGAGCCGACCAGATGCGCTCCTATCACCCCTGGGCAGTGATGAGCGACGAGAGTTCGTTCCAGCCGGATGCGGGCGAGTGCTACAACGAATATCTTGCGGCGGGCCCCGAGAAAATCATTTTCAACTCCTCGGCCGGTCCCGGCTGGTTTGCCGACGCGCGTCACGACATCGTGGTGAATTGTGAGTAGCAAAGTCGCCGCAGCTCTGGAGCGGACCAAGAAGATGCCGCCGCAGACGCAGGTGGAGATTGTGCGCGGGATTACGTTGCGCCGCACCAAGGGCGGCATCCCGGTGATTCGTCATCACTACTCCGCCGATCCCGCGCGCGATCCGGACATTAACCCGGAGTGGAAGCTGCAGGAGCGGCGCAAATATACCTCGCAGGCGTCATGGGATCGCGAGCAGGAAATTATAGACAACGCGGGCGGCGGCGAGCTGGTGTTGGCCGACACCCTGGTCACGCACTGGAAGAAAATCGTCATCGAAGACCCGCGCTGGCAGCCCGATCCGAAGTGGAGAGTGGAAGCAGGGTTTGACCACGGACGCGCGAATCCCACGTCGATGGAACGGGTCTACTGCGACTACGAAGGCAACTTGTTTTTCTGCGGCGAATATTACCAGCCGGGGCGGGAAATCTGGGAGCACGCCATTACGCTGAAACAGATGGCCGACATCCGCCGCATCTCGGTTTGTTATGCCGACCCATCGATCTTCCCGTTGAACGCCCAAGCCAACGTACCCACGCGAAAAGACGAGCGGGCGAAATCGCTGAACGAGATTTACGTAGAGAACGGCATCGAGATTTTTTCTCCCTTTCACGGCGACCACTCCGACATCAGCTTCGGAGAACGTGTGTTGATGCACTGGCGCGACCTCGAACACCGGCAGCCGACATTGAAAATCGTGTGTCGCAACTTCTCCGAGAGTCCGCAGCCCGGCCTGCACAACTGGGATTGCCCGAACCTGCTGTGGGAGATGATGCGGATGCGGCGGGTGAAGCTGACGGCACAGCAACTCCTGAGCCGGAACACCTCCGAAGCCATTGTCCAGAAAGACAACCACGCACTCGATGCCGGTAAGTATCTAGTCATGTCGCACCCCGAGCCAGCCTACAAGAGCGCCAAAGAGACGGCCGCCGAAGCCGTCGCGCCACTGGTGGAACAAGGCGATTTGACCTCGGCCAACATTCGCTACGCCCAGACGCTTTCCCGTCTCGACCAATCGAAACGCAAGCCGATCAGGATCGGCCGCCACTAACTCAACCCACAAACTTAAACAGTGAATCCCATGAAACGCATTCTCTTGCTCGTGGCGCTGGCGCTCGCGTGGTCCTCTCCTCTCGTGGCGCAGGTGCAATCTTTTCAGGGCGTGGCCGAACTCAACCCAGGAGGGGGGCTGCTGCACGTCGTCCCGTTCGCCCCGGTGGTCTTTTGCAACGCCCCCGCCACGGGCGGAACGCCTTGCACTAATCTCGCCACCACCTACAACTCGATGACCGGTAGCCAGGCGTGCGCTCCAGGCCAGGGCACGATTCCGACGACGAACATTTGCTCCTCAGTTGCCGACGTGAACGGCAACTTCGGGGTCTACGCGGCCCCGGGGAATTACACCTACTACTTTCAGGCCAATGGCGTGTGGCGCGGCCCCTACAACGCCTCGTTGGGCGGCAGCGGCGCCGGCAACCCTAACCTGACCTTCTCGGGAACGAATTCCACCTTCTCCGGCCCAGTCAACCTGAACGGCGGCCCCCTGACGGTCTACGAGCCTACCACGTCCGTAATCGGCTTCGACCCCGACCCCTTCTGCGCTTACGTGTTTCCCGAAGGCTTTGGCCTTGACCAGATGTGCGATCTCAACGGGACGCTGTTCTGGAATCCCTTTGGCCTTACCGGGCAGGGGCAGGCGGTGCTTACGGCACGCTACCAGCCAGCGAACCCCGCGAATGGGCAGTTCTACGTGTGGAACAATGGAATCGGCCACGTCGATCTGGAACTCCCGCCGAACACCCTCATCGACCCCATTACGGGAGCGCTTCAGGCTACGTTCGTCGGCCCGACCGCCAACAACAACCCGGCCTGCAATGTGAATGGGGTCACCTACTCGACTCTGGCGGGCTGCGTCGGATATTTCGCAACCAACAATAGCGGCGGGCGCATCGACCACAACCTCGGGGCTGAAGACATTACCGTGAACCCGTTTCAGCTCGGGATGGGCGCGGAAGTCAAACTGGGCAAGGGAATTCACAGTGGAGGGGCGAACCATCCCTGTGGCACGGCGAACTTGAATTGTTATGTGGCGGAAGTGCCCCTGATTCTCCCCAACGGAACGCGGGTACGAGGATCCGGCTTGGTGCAGCAAGAACACGACCCTTCCGAAGGCACGATGATCACCTACGGGACCAGCTTTCCCTCCCCGCTCGGGTCACCTGTGGTGCCCACGCCCACGCAAAGCGCCTCGGGGGGAAGTTTATCGGACGGCACGGTGTATTTCGTCACCAGCGAAGTCAACAACCTGCAAACCAACTCCTCCTATACGGCCGCTCAAGGCACACCCGGAGTCGGGCTGCACAGTTCGGAGTTCTCAATCACCCTCAATGGCGGAGGTTCGTCGGAATCCATTACCGTTCCCGCGCCCACAGTGCTTGGCAGCGGCAGCTTTGTGGCTTCGGAATACTACGTCTACGCCACTTCCGGATTTACCGGGACGGTGACCACTTCGGCGGGAGTGCTTGGAGCCTGTCCCGCTAACTGTGTGCAGGTCACCGCGGGGAGCAACTTCTCCCAAAACGAAGATGTCAGCCTGATTGCGGGGACTCCGATTGTCATCAATTCCGTCACTTATTACTTATTACAGATTTATAGCCCCACGATTGCCAGCCTGATGAGTTCCCCGGGCACGCAATCCGGCGTGACCTACACCAGTTCGCTTGCGGCCTGGCAGCAAGTGTTGATTGGAACGAACGGCACCTGCGCTTCCAGCCGCATCGGGCTGATGGACCCCACCGGCTGCCTGCTGACGGCGGCAACCACGGTGACAACGCTTGCGGGGACGGGCGAGCCGCCGCTGCCGGTCGATGTCAGCAATCCGCTGATCGTTATCGGCGACCAGAACGGAACCAAACTTGAATTCTCCGTTTCGCTCGAGGACGTTTCGCTCAACCTGACCAACGGAAGCTCGGCGACCACGGCGGTGCCCACGGCGAACGCCCCGGCGACGGTGATTTATGTGAACTCGGCGCAAGAAGGCAGCTACATGAAGACGGTGGATATCACCGGAGCCAGCCAGCAATCTTATGCCGTATTTTCCAACGATGCCCCTAATTTCGCCTTTACCGACTCGATCACCGGCGGCGGACCCAATGGCTATTCCGGGACGCTGAACTGCACCTCGGCGACGCCAGCGGTCTGCACGGTTGCGAGCGGCAATCCGGTCGGCAACTGGTGGGGCGCAACTATCAAGATTACGGGGTCTTCCTGCGCCTCTAGTATTTGCCAGGTGCAAAGCGTGAACAGCGCGACTTCGATCACTCTGACCACGGCCACAGGATCTCTGACCGGAGCGGCCTATTGCATGGGGACCACCGGAGCGTGCTCCGCCTCAACCACCGGAGGCAATTTCATCGACTATGTGATTGACGGCACCTTGAATCCGAGCGCGATCGCAAACGGAACCCTGCGAGAATTCCGCAACGTGTCGGTGTCTTCCAAAGGTGGAGTGGGGGTGTTCAGCGAGGCGCTGGTGCGAGGACAGAAGGCGGCGCCGGTATTTACCGACAGCCACTTTGAGCAGAACGCATCGAGCGGCAACGATTGCGTCACCACCACGGCCAAGGCCAGCGCCATCCTGATCGGAGACAAACACCAGTGCTATACCGCGGTACTGCACATGACGGCGACGGCTTCGGCCACGAGCGGGGCAGTTTTGAACGCGGAAAACATCGGCACCGGATTCCTCACCGAAAACGACAACATCGCCGCCGGGACGGGCAACTGCCTGGGCACGAATTCCGATTGCAACAATCCCGGCGCGAACGTGTTTGGAACGACGATCAATGGGGCACACATGGGCGGATCGACCTCAATCTCCGGGGCCGTGACGCTCGGCACAGCCCCGGTGGGTTGCACGCCCCTGACCAGCACGCTATGCGGCGTGGGCAGCATCGGTAGTGGAGTCTCGACCAATACCGACCTCAACGGCGAACTTACGATGTCGGGCGGAACAAAATCGTACACCTTCCTGAATACCAACTACGCGGTGCACCCGACCTGCGTGGGGTCGGATGAAACTGCCATTGCCGCGGTCGAAGTCACCTACACCGCTGGAACCAGCGTCACCTTCACCACCAGCGGAGCAACCGATGTGGTGAGCTATTCCTGCGACATTCGAAAATGAAGCGAGTCTTCCTATTCGCGTTGCTGGCGTCGTCGCTGCCCCTGCCCGCATGGGCCGCCGGCGGAAGTTGTAACGCCATCCCGGTTCCCACGGGAATCACAAGCTGCTTTTACGTCTCGACCTCGGGCGCGGACACGAACGCCGGCACTTCGGAGGCTGCGGCCTTCGCCCATATTCCGGGACAGAGCGGGTGCGCGAGCACTTGCGCCTCCACTACTCCAACCGCAGGTGAGGCGTTCGTACTAAAGGGCGGCGACTCCTGGACGCTTTCCGCGAAAATTGCATTCGCGTTCAGCGGCACCAGCTCGAATACTATCGGGCTTGGCGCTTACGACTCCACCTGGGGGTCAGGCCGCGCCATTCTTACGGGCGGCGGAACTTTCCCCGGCGCAACCAACCCGGCAGAGTTTCTAGATCTCGTAACCGGGACGCAGAACTATATCGACGTGGGCTTTGTCGAATTTACCGGCCTGAATTGGAGCGCGGCGCTCACAAACCAGGTGTCCTATATCGCGTTCGGCAATGCCAGTGGGATCGTCATCCACGACAACTACTGCCACGGCTGGACGCATTCGGCGGCGATTGCCGAGAATAATAATGCCGCTTGCTTCGCAGGTTCGGGCACGGCAAGTACGGCCTCGAACCTGTTCTACAACAACGTCTGCGACGGCGCCGATACCGATGAGCAAAGCATGATGTGCATCGGCGGCGGAGGTTTTGGCGACGTCTACCAGAACTACATTGCGAACCTCGAATACGCGCTGAATGGCAGCATCCGGCTATTCCACGACAACACTTTGGTGAACGTTGGCGCGGTGGTATACACCGGCGGCGTTTCCCACACCGGAGAGATGATCTCAAACATCGACGCCACGGACACGTCGATTCTCTATAACAACGTGGCCTCGCTGAACGGCAATGGCGGGGTGACCTTCTGGCAGACGCCGAACCTAACGAAGACCGCCTACGCCTTCAACAACGTGCTGATCAATAGCGGCACTGGAGTGGCCACGCCGATGCTGATGTGCGGCGAGTATTTCAACGCTAGTTCGCTCGGCGGCGGAACTTGTAACTGGTTCAATAACACGGAAGAATGCGGCCCGGACTCCGGCCCCACCAACCAATGCAACAAGATCGGCACCGGACAGCCCGGAGTGCTGATTGCCGGAGTCACCGAAACCAACTTTCACACCATCTACAACAGCGGCGGCGGACTCAACTACGTCTCGCCGGAATGCGCGAGCGCCTGCCCGGTCACGACCGCGAACATCGTGAATCAAACCCTGGCTACGGCGAACGCCCAAGGATACACGCTGGGTGAAACCTATTCTTTTTCTCCGCAATTTCTCGGCAATGCGACCGTGGGCGTTGGGGCAAACCAAGCCAGCGTTTGCACCGCAATCACCGCGCTCAATGCGGCGGCCGGCGCAGCTTGCGGAAAAGATACGACGTATGGGGTCACCTACAACGCCACACCACACACCGTCTCTTATCCGGCTCGGGTTGCGGTAGCTCGCCCGGTCGTCGGGGCTTGGGATGTAGGGGCGTACCAGGTGACTCCCGTGGCGGCGGGCGGTGGAGCGGGCGTGGTGATGTCGCCTGGACTCACACTTCCCAGGGGCTTGGTGATTCCATGAAAAAAGCATTCCTACTTTCCCTCGCAGTTTTCGCGCTCTCGACAAGCGCCTTGGGCCAGTCGCTCCCCGCCGTCAGCTTCGGCGGACCTGCGACCCCGACCACCGGGATTTTCGTCAATTCGGCGACCAGTCCGCCAGGGCTTACCGTGCAATTTATCGCGCAGGCTGTCTTGGGCGGGCCGCTGGCAAACCCCATCACCAATCAGTGCGTGTGGGCCAGTTCAAATACTGGCGTGGCTACGATCAACGCGAACGGCCTGGCGACGGCGGTGAGTGCTGGTTCCGCGAATATCACTTGCAGTTCCGGCGGGCTGGTCGGGACCGGCGCATTCGTAGTGGGCCCTGGGGGGGGGATTGCCATCACCGCCCCGAACTGCGGCACCCCGCCTTGCCCTCTGGCGGTCGGGACCAATGGCATTGCGTACTCCTATACCCTTACAGCCCTGGGCGGAGTTTTGCCTTACACTTGGACGGTTTCGACCGGATCATTACCGGGCTGGGCGTCGCTGAATGCCGGGACCGGGGCCATTACCGGCACGGCGGCGACCGGAACCACGAATTTCTCGGTCACCGTGACCGACTCAACCCCCGTCACGCCCCTGACGGCGACCCTGGCGGTCACTTTGACGGTGGGTTCGAGCGGCCCCACCTGCGGACCACCGACCTATAGCTGCACTCCGACCATTTCTACGCAGCCGGGAGCCTTTGCGCCCGTCGTGGTGCCTTTCAGTGGACAAGGGACAGCGGGTTCCGGAGTCGACAATACCCTGGTCAACGATCCTGAACCCGTGGGATCCGGGAATACCAGCGGCCTCTATCACAATCCCTGGGTGCGGATTACCAACGTATTTTCAGGTTGCGGAAACCAGACCGAACCGGCGTGTCCCAGCACCAAGCAGAACACTTCCTTTTTTGCGGATGGCGGGGGAAGCGGAGACGTGAACCACTGGAGCACGGATTCGACGCTCTTCGATATTTGCGATGCGGGCGGCACCAGTTATTTTTACGCTTTCAACCCCAGCACCATGCAGGCGACCTTCAAGTACTCGAACTATTTCAACGCGCTGAAGATGGGCGGCGGGTGCGCCATCTCGTTTTCCCGCTCGGCGGGGACCAATAGCACCGTGTACGTCCCCACCAACTCGACAGGGACCACTTCGGGAACGTTCCTGAATAAGTACGATGTCAGCGTCAACTACCCCACCCTGCCAACCCCCGTCCTGGTTTACAACTTCACCACCAGCCCCAACTGCCTGCCAAATACGGTGACCAACTCGACCGACCCGCCGAACGTGGGCGTGAACGGCGGCGCGGACACGGTTTTCATCGACGGCTTTTCGACCTCCGGCTCGCAGAACACGGGCCGCTATATCGCTTCCTACAAAGTGGGTTCCGGTTGCTCGGTGTGGAACACGCAGACCAACACGATTACCGGGGACTGGGGCACGACTGGCACAGCGGTTTGCCGGAACTGCGTGGTTTCAACGGCATCGTCTTCGGTCAGCGTGAATGTCCCCACTAGTGGCCACCCGGAATTTGCCACCTTTGTGGTCACGTCAAGCCTTGGCTTTAATGTCGGCGACTCGGTTTTGGTTGCAGGCAATAGCAACAGCGCGCTCAATGGGACGTTTCCGGTCTTGCTCGTTACCGATTCCACCCATATCCAGCTCACCACGTCGGGACTTGCGGGGCAGACCGGCACCGGCGGCACCCTCACCGACACCACGCCCTCTCCCGGCACCTTCACGCTGCATAACACCAAGGCGTCGCTTGACGGGGTTTGGGCCATCGTGTCGATTGGAATATGTGACGTCGGCAGCGTGTGCGGTAATGGAACCTCGCCTTACTTTTGGCAGGTGGGCACCACCAACGTCTACACCAAGTGTCCGAATACGTGCAGTGGGCACTTCACCACGGGGTATGGAACGTTCGTCAATCAATACAACACGCCGTTCTGGGGGGCCACCACCTTCGCCTCTCCGCTCACTTCCACCATCTTCCCGGCGACCTATTGCGCCAGCTACTCGCAGATTTACGACACCCATCCGGGATGGAACAACGACGATCCGGCCGACGATCACGCCTTTTTCACCGCCACCAGTTCGGAAACGGTGCTGCCCGATTACTCGAAATGCGCGGTCAACGAAATCCTGGGAATCTTTGGCCCGGCGGCTGGGGCTTTAGCCGGTACGGTATCCCGTCAGGGGCATACCTACGGCGTCCCCACGCCCTGCTTCGCCGTGCAAATTACGGTGACCAGCATCTCCCAAGACGGCCGGTTTGTGCTGTTGAGCAGCCCCATGAACGCTTCTCTCGGTTGCATGGATGGAACCACGTCCTGCGCGGTCTCCGCGTCGGGAGCTTGCACTTCCTCCCACAACGCGCCGCGCGGGGACGTGTTCGTGATGAAGCTGCAATAAGCCAATGAATAGCCAACAGCGTACTTTTCTCGATCTCGCGACGGCCGCGGCGGCGAAGGCGAACCATCCCTTCCCTCAGATGGCCGCCTGCGAAGCCGCTCTCGAATCCACTTGGGGGCACAGCCAGCTCGCGCGCGAAGACAATAATCTTTTTGGGATGAAACAGCACGCGCACCCGGTGTTTGGCACGATGACGCTGCCCACCGAGGAATGTCTCGACGGCAAGTGGGTGGCGTGCAGCGCGAACTGGGTGAAGTACCCCGACTGGCGCGCCTGTTTCGCCGACCGCCTGGCGACCCTCGAACGGCTCTCGAACGCCTACCCGCATTATGCGGCGGCGTTGCGGGCCACCGACGCGCGGAGCTTCGTTGAGGAAGTGTCAAAGAGCTGGGCCACCGATCCGAACCGCGCGCTCAAAGTTCTCGGAGTCTACGAGGAATATGTCGCTGCTCCGCCCGCCGCAGCGCCGCCGTCTGTGCCCCAAAGCTAATAGCTAATCGTTTTTATCCAATCTGGGTTCTGGTAGTAGGTAGAAAAGGAAAACACTCACTATGAAACTTCCCTCTTGGTTGAACTGGCACACCGTCGCGCAGGCGGCGGCCACGGCAATTCAGATCGGCAACCTCGCCGGAAAAGTCGTCCCCGCAAAATATCAGCCGGCCGTTCTCGTCGTCGTTTCCTTTGCGCAGTGGGCGATGGGTACGATTGCGCACTACCAGCAGCCACCGCAGTAATTTATGGGCCTCATCGACTTTCCCGATCCGGTCTCGATGTTCGAGGGGGCGAAGAATGCTGGCCTCGAACGCGAGGTCATCAACGCTCTGATGAGCGCCGCCTACAGCGCCTGGATCACGTTTGTGTGGCGCTCGGGCACATCGAAAGCTGCGCTCTGGTTCGGTGAAGGGCAGGCGCTGAAAGATGCAGCCACCACCGCATATTTGTCCCTGAGTGAACTCGAAAAGAAAAACTTTCTGACTCTCACCGTGCCGAAGGACTTGCTCGACGCGGACAACCTAAGCCGATTCCAAACTGAGGAGAAAACAAAATGAGCTTCAAATCGTGGCTGACTAAAGTGGGGGAAGATTTCAAGAAGGGGTTGGATTTCATCCTGCCCTGGGCGCAAGGCGCGGGCGAAGTGGCGGTTTCCGTGTTTGCGCCTCAATTGGGTCCGCTTTTCAATTCGACGGTAACAGCCGTCGCCACGGCGGAGCAGAACTTCGCCGCGCTGGGCAAACAAAGCGGCACCGGGGCCTCGAAACTGTCGGCGGTCCTCTCGATTGCGGGCGGACTCATCAAGCAAGGGTTGGCGGATGCGGGCCGAGCGAGTGACGACGCCGCGGTACAAAAATATATCGATAGCGTAGTCACGATTCTGAATGCGGCTCCCGCCCTGGCTGCGGCTCCCCCGGAGCCATGACCCAGTGCGGCGATTGCGGATCGTGGGGACACCGCGCTCAAAGTCCGCGCTGTCCCTACCGGGAGACGTTGAAGCGGCAAGATCCTTTTGGGTTGAATCCGCCGCGGCCGGCGTCTTCTCGAAACTCGGAAGCGGTTCTTGACCCGGCGATCTCCGAAGCGAATGAGCGCACGGTGTTTCTGCCGGGTGCGCGTTAGCTCGCCAGCCGTTTTTCGGGCGGCACGAACTCTCCCTCACTCCGCTCGAGCGTCGCGGGAAGCGCCACGGCTTTACGGAACTCGGTCCAGGCCTTCAGTACTTTGGGTTCGATCATAGTGGGGACGCTGAGTCCGCACTCTTTCCGCAATTGCAGCCAGCTCAGAAGCGAGAAGCTGGGATCGCCGCTGATAATTTCTCGCGCCCCTTCGTAGACGATGAAGTTCAGCGGTTGCGTTCGTTCCGGTGGCGCATCTCCTTTGGCGATCAGTTCGGCGCAGGTGACACAGAACGATACCGACCTCTGCGCCGACCTCACAGCGTCTTCAAAGCCGACCACGCGCAACCGGATATCGGCCACAATGGCGGCCACGTTGATGTCGATCATGTCTCCGCAACGGAGACATGGAGCGGCTTGACGAGCGGGCATATTCCCTCCTGGAAAACGCGCGTTTTGGAAACCGTTTTGGAAACGCGAACTCCCCCACTCTACCAGACCTGGGTACCGAGGGAATCTAGCTGGTACACAGAGGGCGCGAATAAGCTCACTTGTGATGCCCACCGCCGCCGCCAAAACTGAAACCGCTCTCGTGACCAAGGACGAGCTCGTCGAGCTTGCCGACTGGGAGCGCAAGTACGCCGACGCGAAAAAGAAAGTTTCGACCGCCGAGAAAGAGTTGGAATTCCGCCGGCAGCAGCTCGCGGAAAAAGTTCTGGGCGTGAAGTCGAAAGACGAACTCAAGGCGCTCTCGCCGGAGCAGGTCTCGAAACGTTTCGCGAAGCGGTTTGAAGCGGGCGACTGGAAACCGGAGCGCGGCGCACCGGAATTTCAATTTGAAAAATCATCCTCTGGACGCTATCCCGCCTGGAGAAAACTCTTCGTCGAAGAACTGGGTGAAACCGCCGCCGCTCGAATCGCGGCAGAAACCCCATTAACCTACTCGTATCGCGTTGAAGTGATCCCGGCCTAA